ATGATACAGATGGCTCTCCTGTTGACAAATTAATGGTATCAGCACCCTCAGGAGGATCAAAAAACACCTCTCCACCAAATTCACGCATCCTAACCTCGTGAGTCGTTTCCGATAAATCCACATCCGCAGGCAAAGAAGGAACAAGAATCACCTCATCTTGTTTCAAGGCAACAGTGGTAGCCACAAAAGCGATATTTACCCCGCGTTCAACTGTTTCCCTTATTATTTGAACAACATATGAAACATTACCAGTTTTAAACGGCTCGTATGTATTAACATTTTGAACTTCTTTCAATGTTACTGTCTCTGTCGTGCCCAATGTCATGGAAGTTGTGATTTCCCAACCTTCACTCGGAACAGCCATATCAAGATATTTATAATCATCAATATTTGTTTCATATGCGGCTAAGAAATTGTCCTGCGACAGCTTCAATAAAGTTCCATAGCAAATGGCTTTATCGATTGTCGGTTTCTCACTACTATCCTCAACAATAACACCTTCTGGAATATTACCATGTGGAATAGTATCAACAAAGATTATTTCTTTATTCACATGATCAAGAGTAGCAAATTTACCACTCAACTTCTCTAAAACGTTTATCGCTTCAATAACACTACCAGAAAACAAAAGAGTTGGAACTTTTTCCTCTGAGCTTAGAATAACGCTCCAGCCAGTTTCACTCTCGATAGCTTCAGCAAGTTTCTTTATATCAACACCTAAAATAGGATCATCATATTTTACAGTTAGACGCAAGTTTTTCCAAAAATAAGGATCATCCGCAGCTTGAATGATGTATGTTCCATCCACGACCTTTGTCCAATTGATAACAGTCATATCAAGTGAAATATGCTTTCCACCATAAGTTATTGTACTTGGCGGTGTATCTATCGGTATCGTTGCAGTCAATTGAGCTGGCTCCACACCCCAAAACATAGCAAAATTTGACTTTATCGCTTGAATACCATTAACAGTAGGACAAAACACACGACCACCTCAATCCATAACAAGGCTCGGTTTAAACGCAGCGTCTAAATTAGCACTCGTTACAATAGCCTCAGGCATTAAAACTTTTAAACCAACGGCAACCGTATCAGCATATCTTCCTGGAATCCAACTACGTTCTATAGGATAATCGCCAGCTTTCAAAGCAGGTAATGTTGTTTCGAGTCTCGATTCAGGTATAAAACCACTAAGCCATAAGTCAAGCAGTTGTGCATACCCTAAATCCGTTTTTGTTTCGGAAGCCATACTATCAACATCATTAGCTATATCAGAAAGCTCAACAGCAATTTGTGAAATTAATGGTTTTATATCTTCAAATGTAACACCAATATTAAACAATTGACCTACTTTTTCCACCAAGCCACTAACACCAGTTTCTCTTTCAATAACTCCAGCGGTTATCAACTGCTTTATTGCGTTAGCTATTCCTTCTTCATCCAACAAACCCTTTGTTTGAGTACTCAATTTTTCAAATAAATTAGAAGTTGTTTGAGCCATCTCTTGTGCATTTTCAAAACCCATACGTCTAAAAGTTCGAGTTAGAAAATCAGTCTTTGTCAACTGCTGAGTTGTAATACCACCTTGCTCAAACATCGCACTAAGCGTTTCTAATACTTGAGCTTCAACATCCTGTGCCTGAGTACGAAATCTTGTAGCACCTTCACCTAACCCATTCGCAACGTCAAGAAGCGCATATTCGAGTGCAATACCTTCTTCCCCAAGAATACCAATAACCTCTTCAATAGCCTCTCTTCGCAAGAAATCAGTTTTGAATCCTGTGATTTCACCAGCTTCATTATACGTTGGTACAAGAATTTCACCCCATTCTTCTTTAGCAAGAGGAACGCGAAACCTTTTATATGATTGTAAAATTGCAGATGCCGCTTCAACCGTAGACATTCCAGCAAAAGCATCAATAAGCTCTTGTAAGTCCCTTCGTATTCTTTTGTTTTCCATAGACTTATATGCCGTATAACCGCCCAATGCAAGAGGTATCACAATAGCCGCAGCAAGCCCTCCAGTTAACAAAGCAGACATAGCGCCAGACATCTGACTCGCCAAATATGCTGTCAAACCAACATTTGCAAGTGTTCCGATAACCCATTGTGATGAAAACTTTGCACCTTGTGCCGCCCCATATCCAAATGCTGGTATAGCTTCTGGAAGCGCATTAGCAAAATCAACTAAGGAACTCTGCAAATCAAGTAAAGCTGTCTTGGCATCAGCAACAGCAGTACCAAGTTCACTCATTTTAGCAGATAATTGTGCCTCAGCAGCTTCAAACATTCCAATAGGTGTTGCTCTATATTGTAATGCAACACGTGAAGTATACCCAATAGATTCCTGTTGCAAGCGTGTAATATACGTTGAAATATTTTCTAATAACTCTCCCTGCTGTAACATCATAGCAGCCATACCACCACGAACACCGCCGCCAAGTTGCTTAAACACCGAAACAAGCTGTTCCCGCGGTAATGACTGCAACTCAGAATATAAAGCTTTGAATGCGTCTGCAAGATTGCCACCTTGAGCAGATACTTCCCTAAAAATCTTTGCAGCATCTATACCATATTTCTCATAAATCTTGAAACTCTTTTCAATATCACGAACATTGAACATAAGCATTCTTGCAGAACGTGCACCAATACCAGGAGTCGGTACCTGTTGAGCCATAGCCATAAACAATGCCATTGTCTCAGCGGGTGAATACCCCAACTGCGCAAACAACGGAGCAGCGTAGTTCGCAATATCCTTAAACCATCTGACTTCTAATGGTGATGTTGCAAAAGCATAACTCATCATGTCGGAAAACTGTCTCACAAGTAACGGAGCAAGATTCTCAAGAGAAGTAAGCGAACGTGGATTCCACGCCTGCATTAAACTCAATATCGAACGAGCCATTGTATCAAGTGTTTCGCCAGTGATCAAAGATGAAATTGCTAATGGTCTCAAAACATCTGGTGCGGTTTGCAAATTAGCATAACCTCTTGTTGCAAAAGCATATGCTATTTCTGCGAGGTCAGGAAATGGTATCATTACTTCTGGTGCAAGTTTTCTAAGTTCGGAAACAAATCTCTCATACTCTGGTGTAGGAGCACCAGCAACAATGCGTGTCTTTTGTAGTGCTGTGGCAGCAGACCTAAATTCCTGAAAAGCAGATTCTAAAACCGAACCCAAACGACTCGCAAATCTATCGAAAACATTTGAGAGCATATAAAGACTGCCAACCTGTGATAGTGATATACCTCCTCCACCATCACCAGTCGGCTTTTGTGTTATCTTTTGCACACGATTGACCATCGTGTCAATGTCCCTTGTAATACGAGAAACAGCATTAGAAACTGACCCTACTTGCTGGGTTAGTTTATCGAAACCAAGATTAGTCCCCAAATTAAGTTGCATGTTCTGAAATTTATTTAAACGTGCTTCTAATTCATCTAATGCACGAAAAACATCAGAAGCATTAAATAAAATATCAAGCCTTACTTCTGACATCTTGCATCAACTCCTTATCAGCTTCTATTTCGAGGATTGTTAACAACATTAGCTGGTCGGATGTTGGATTTTTTAAAGTCTTTATCAGATTTTCAACATACTTTTTAGCTATGTATACTATTCCTTCGTTTCCTTCTCTTTTTGCAAGCTTGATGTGTTTACGAAAAAATTTACAGCTTCCTCATCACCAAAAAGTGTCATTACAGCAACGTTATCAAAGAGAGTTAGCAAAATTAACGGAGGCAAATTTTCTATTAACTCTGGTGAAGGGGGTTTATCACGATTCCATTCAACTATAAGACTGGCAATATATTTTACAAGCTCTTTGCGTGTAAAGTTATCAAAAGACCTAAAATATGAAGCAAGTAACCTTTCACGATTCAAAGCAAAAGATTCCTTGACTTTCTTCTTCTCTTCCTCCGTCTTAGCAGACTTCATTTGTTCCCGATAAGCTTTGTTAGCCTCCTCAACAACAGATAAGTATCGTGAAAACAAAGGAACAAAACCCACGGCTTCAAAAGCCGTAGGTTTCCTAAATTCTATCTTCAAGTTACCAATCTCAAATGTCATCTAATCACTCCCTCATGAAGATGGTATATCTATCCAATCAGACCATGGAATACCAGTCAAGCCCATGATTTCCCATGTTGTGTAGTACCTTTCTCCCTCTGTATCACTGTAATCAGTACCATCTTCACTCTTAGTTCCGCTTGGTGCGGTCCCTGGGAAATATGCCCAATTCTCCGTTGGTGCTGAAGTGGAATCATAAATAGTCAAGCTACCGCTAATACCACTAACTCTCAACTTACTGCATGCTGGACCATCATAAGACAACGATACGTTCCAATTGAACTCATCACCACAATGTACAAAAACAGCACCTAAATCGTTAGCGGTATTTATTTCGAATGTTGCGTCCTTATATCCAACAACAGTAGCCGAATACGTAACCCTATCACCATATCTCGCTGAAGCACTTATCCTTTCAGGAAATGGAACACCAGTCAACGTGGCAGTACCAAGCAATGGTATTGTCGTTTCTCCATCGAGCAAGATTCCACTGTAATCAGTTACACCAACTGTATCTGTCGTAGAAGCATAACCATTAAAACCTCTTGTCCTCGCATTAGAATATCTATCAAACACTCTCGCTGATGTAAATAAAGGCATTTTCTATTCACCTCCTCAATACTTAGCTACTTCAAGATGATAAACAAAACTCATACCTATTACGACATACGCATTATCACGAACAAAAGTTGTAGATACACCCATATCACGAGTATCACCAAGCAGTTTTATACTATCTTCTCCAATTACTACATCATAATATCGAAGATCAAAATTATCAACAAACTTTCCAACATTTGCAAGAAGCTCTTTTATCTTCTCAACAGCTTGCGAAACAGGTTGCCTATCAACTATGCGTATTCTAAAATCAAATTCAAAATTGCGCTGATCTTTCAAATACCTTTTTCTTGGCATTGTTAATGGATACACAACAATATATGGAAAAACAATCTTATCTACATCAGATACCTCATAAAAATAAAATCTGAAGTCTGGAAAAACCTTCTCAAGCTCTTGTGTAACTGTTTCAAAAGCCAATGGATACAATGTTTCAAACATCTAACTTCCCCCTCTAAAAAGTTGAAAAGAGTGTCGTTACTCTCTGCTCAACAACATCGCTATCAAACAATGGTCTCATAGGGTACCTAAAGCCACGTCCAAAATGATGCGCTTCTGGTAAATTAACCGTTCCTGTATCCCAAACATCAAATAAATCTCTAAAATACAACGAACACTTCGGCAAGGGTATAGAAGTATCCATATCAACATTATAAGCACTTCGTAACATACCACGTGCATGCAATATCGGATTATTAGGATCAACACCATGGGCTTCACGTTTTTTACGAGTAATATCGCTTATTTCTAACCAGCGCTCTCCATTGATAGCACCCTCAGTATCGAATACAGTCTTTTCATATACGAGCAAGTCCTGAGTCGACCTTGCAACTAAATTTGCAAGCCTTTGCTGTATTTCATTTCTCAAATCCTGAAGTCCACTCGTATCAACATACACCCTAAAACTAATCATCTCCGAATGAGCTCCTCCATTCGTCTTTTGAAACAATTGGTTGTTCAGAATAGTACTTTGGGTCTCTGTTATACTCAGTTCTTCCTGATTCCAATGATGAGCTAATAGCAAGTTTAATATCATTATCTATCTGAGACTCAAGCACAGAAGCCTCCGTAAAAAAGCCGAATCTACGATAAAGCATAGCCATTGACTTCAATAGTTCAAGCTCTTTCACAAACTCTGTGTCTTCTTTGAAACGCTCTGGCAGTATTGCGGCAATATATGAAGAAGCTCCAGATAACGTAGAATTTAATGTTTCACTATTAGCAACACCAAACTCGAGCTCATCACTAAGATACTGCACTATTCTCTGATCTAACCGTTTTGCTAAATCATCAACTGTTGCATAAGCCATTTTACCACCTCATAAGGTGATAGGCGGGATAACCCACCTATCACACAACTTTTGCACTAAGAACTACTCTGGGGTGCACAACGTAAGGCATGGGTTTAGATTCCAAGAACAGCCTGTATCCTCTGTGATTCGGCTTCTCATCAACATACGAGAAGAAATCAAGAGGTTTAACACCATCAAGCAAAGTGCTGTATATACCACCATAAGCAAGTCTGAAGAAGTTACTATTAACCATGTAAATCCTGTCTGGGTCAAGATAAGTTGTCAAAGTACCAGAAGCATCGTAAGCACCAAAGTAAGCATATATCTCACCAACACCTCTAACAGTCATCAAATACATGCTCTGATTACCATTATCAAATCTCGGTTTGATAGCTCCAAAATCTGCATTCAGTATGTTTAGTTTACTGGTTACATCGGGGTTGTAAATCAAATTGTCAACTACATTCTCACCAGCAAGTATCAAATCTGGTGCCATACCAGTTTTCTTGGTGTAAAGTTTTCTTGCATTGAGCAAGTCTTTCATCGGCGTTGAATTTTCCTCAGTCCAAAGCGTAGACACAGTATAGAACATATCTGAATCAAGCTCAAAATCGTGTGAAATGCTAAATACACCATCGTTGTACGTTATTTTTCCTTCTTTCAAAATCTGTCCGAGCATGACTTCAACCCTTCTTACGATCATAGCTTTCATCATTGCCTGTTTATCTGCAATTCTTTTCTTAACTACATCGTTCAACTTACCAAAACTCGCTTGTGTATCAGTCGCGGGGGCTGGAACAGCTTCAAATGCTTCTTTAATGTCCACATCGTCTTCAAGAGGTATCGAGTAAACATTGACAACTTTCTTCACTCTCTGAGTTGCACTGGATATTGGTACATAATCATCGTGATAACCTCTCATGGGGGCTGCGGACAGCGGTACGGTTTCATATTCATACTCGACATGCTCGATAGGACTGGTCTCTATCTTACTATTGCCACTCCTGATATTTATATTTCCTATAAGAGCTCTGGTTAGAAAATCCGTATCAACTTCCAGAACTCTAACAAGCTCTGTAAAATATCTCCAATTCTTTGATGGTTCTATCATCATTATCCCTCCTCATCAATATTCCGTAACGGTTTCGATTAGTATAGAAGGCGCAAGCTTCCAAAAGTCGTCTGATTCAGGTTTTCCTCTGTATGCAACAACCACATTTCCAGTTCCAGAGCCTGGTGCTGTCGTAAAAGTAAGTGTCTTACCATCAACGGTGAAATCCGTCCCTTCAACCAAAGCGGTTCCATCGACGGTAACACTATCAATCTTATAAGCCGCTCTACTAAGAGTGAACTCTGTCGTGCCTCCGTCTCCGTCAAATGATTCAGAGAGTTTAATCAGCGCAAAAATGTCACCAAATGTGCCTCTGAAAGCTATATTTGCCAATCCATTCTGATCAGCGTCATCATACACAACCACACCTATTGGTGTTTCCGATCCATCACTCGCATCTGGGTTGTAAGCTACAATGTTACCATTTGCGGTAACTCTTGCAACAATCTCACCTTCAAAGACATCTTCTGCAACGGTCAAAGGTATAACATCATGTCTTTCAAACCATGCAAATAGCGATTTTGGTCTCTCATAAATTGTGCTCATACCTCATCAAACCTCCTTTTTGAAGTAACCCATTTTCTTGGCATCTTCAAGCGCAACCTTTGATACATCCTCTTGAGCCGTAGTCGTGTTAGAAACATACTTCTGTTCAAGTTCCACTTTCTCTGTCAAATTAATTATACCATCTGCTGCTTTTAAATCAATCTTGCCTTCCTTAACCATTTCAAGCACTTTATCAACATTTGCTGGTTTATATCCTTCCGCAACTTTCTCGGTTTTAAATGCTTTAATCTCATGTTCAATAAGTTGCTGTTTGAGTTCAGCTATCTCTTTGTCTTTCTCTTCAAGCAATTTCTTTGCTTCCTCAAGCTCATTTCTCACCTGTTCAAGCTCCATACTTTCAACCTCCTGCTCATTATGAAATTCAGGTGGTGTCATATCAAACATCCTATAAAGACGTGCAAGTTTGTTGTAAACACTTTTCTTTTCCTTCGCTGGAATATCCACACCACCACGTGCACCTAAAAGCGCTTTCATGGCGGCTATAACACCACTACGATAAATAGTAAGCTTGCCATTCTTAAGTTTAGCAAATGGCAACTTGTATGCTTCCTTTTTCTCTGGTAACTTGCCATTCTCGCGCTCAACATATGCACAAGCTCTTGCTAAGCCGCTCCAGCCAAGCGCCTCAATGATAGCATTTGCATCCCTTGCCCAATCCCAATCCCATGAACTTTCAGTGTCAACTGGCATATCAGCAAGTTTAATAACATCGTCATTAGTCAGGAATGAAAATGCTCTCATAATAGCACTTTTTATGTTTTCAAAAGCCTCTGTAAATTTCAATTTCTCCATGTATGGATGAGCTGGTCTGTTGGTCAATGCTACACCAAGAAAAACAGCACCAACTCGTTCACCAGTTTTAGGATCAACATAGTCTTCAACAAATTCTGCGGATAGATAATTAAACTTCTCCTCTTCAAGCAACTTAGTGCCTTCTTCGTTAAGGACGAGATGTACCCATAAACCATCTTCTCTCGCTTCTACTTCATCAACAAAACCAAAACTTCCCATATCATCTTTGTGTCCAATCGTTACAGGTGGCTTATAATGTGGCAATCCGTTCTCAAAATTCTTCTCCATTCGTTTTATAATATCGGCTGTTATCTCGATTTCACCATAAACGTTATGAAAAAACTTACCTAATGGCAAAGCGTTATGCCAAAGATCATTTTTCACAAACTTCGTTGTCAATTCAACCATCACTATTCACCTCCAACCCACAAAAATCCAGAAAATTGTGGAGTGATAATCCACGAAATTCAACCATCATTATCCACCTTCAAACCCATTTTTTCTTTTGGAATACCCATACGCTCATACAACCATGACCTTATGGAATCATTCAAACTTTCCGCTTGGTTCATCATCTGCAAAACCGCTGCATATCCTTTCATGCTTTCAACATTCGCATCTTTGATTACAATAAACTTACCATAATCACTAACATCTCCGTAATTTAATTTTATCACAAGTTTTGCTATTGCGCCAACCAATGGCTGATTCTGTTTTCTTGCAAGACTTTCAATCTCATCCATAAACGAATTATACTGAACTTCACCAAGATTATAAGTACCAGTTTTCTTAACATTAACCATGAGTTCAGGAATACCGAGATGTCTTATAAACGCACCAAGCGCTATATCTATTGCACGTTCAAATACCTCACCCGTATCCTTGGGTTCAAGTATACTAACCTCCTCTTCTGGATCAATAGCCGCTGATGCTATATTATACATGTTTTTCAATAATTCAAGCATCTTCTCAGTATCGAGCGACTTTCCTATTGCCCATGGTATACCAAAACGCTCAAGTATTCTGCCGTAGTTATACGTCGCAGTTTTCAATAACAAGTAATACGGATACAAGCTCGCTATCCTTGACTTCCCAAACAATCCACGATTCGGTCGCATGTTGTAATAAAACAGCTTATCACGCTTCAATTCCGCACCATTGAATAATTTAATACCAACAAAATCACCCTTGGAATCAACTATCATCGTTCTATCCTGTGGTGGTATATAAACAAACCGTTTAGGAACTAACATACCTTCTCTGGCTTCCCAAACTATCTCAGATACATGATGTCCATAAACTATATTATCAGCAAAAGCATCTATCAAGACATTGCTTAAACCACCTTCAGTCCCGTTCAAAGCGTTCCAAACGAACTCTTCAATTTCTTTGTTGGGATGTTCAAAACCATTAACCATCAACGCCATCCATTGAGCTTTCATCTCTACAAAACGTTCTATGTCAGGATCACGATACATTTTTTCGAGTTTGTCAAGTGTTATATCAAAGGTTTCAGAAAAGAGTATATTCGTGGAATTAAACGGGGTGAATACACTATCAGGAAAGTAAAACTGTTTCATTATTTTCGGTATTCTGCCCATGCGCTTTGCCTCCTTCGCAAGAACGCTATATTGCTACGCATCGAATACTTAGCAGGAATCAAGTTGTCATAAAATGCCACAGCCAACGCATCACCAATATCAGGTGAAAAACCATACTTTCTCTTAGCTTCGTTCTTGTCCATCAATTTTATTTTACCATCAACATCGATTTCATATTCACGACTGGATAAATGTTGTAAAGCCAATTCGTCTTTGGGTAAAAATATTATTGGAAAACCATCTGCGGTAGGCTTGAATAAACCTCTCAATCTCCACCACGCTTCTGTTATAGCATTTCTGAATTGTTCTGGCTTCACAGCTTTAGCTTGCGGTATGAACTGATATAACTTATATTTTCGCTTTTCTTTCCTGATTTTATGCGTTAACGTATCTAACACACCCGCACCAAAGCCAACCGACTCTATTGCTACCTTCTTCGCGCGATACAGATTAGCTATCTTGTCAACTTCTTCCGCAACTTCAACTGTGTCCAGCTTGGAATACGTGTAAATCTTCTCAACCACATAGCCGTTGCGTACTACTATCGCTGTCTTGTCTTCACCACTTCTCGCAACGTCCACACCAATAATAACATCGCCATATACCTTGTCTTCATTTACCATCGAAAGCTCAATCCAAGAAGCAGGAATAACATACCTTCCATCGCTCCTTGGAAATTCACCAAGCACCCTTATACGGTACACATCGCTATCTACACCATAAACACGTTCCATCTTCTTCAACCAATTCTTTGCAACAAGTGGACTCTCAAGGGAAGAAAACGTATATGTCCTGAATATGTCATCATTATCATTGAACACACGATAAAAATAACCGCTGTCTCTCGTTGGGTTTCCGACCGCTATAAGTCTTGCCCCTTCATTTGTCAATGCCGCATCTATAACCTCAAACATCCCATCTGTAATACCGCTCGCTTCGTCAACGATGAACAACAAGTCATGCCCATGAAAACCCTGCATGTTCTCAGGTTTTCGTGCAGATACAAGTGTTGCAAACCATGTTTTTTTGTATTTCTCCTTCCTCGGTATAAGTTTTGAAGCCGTCTTCTCAAATAGCTTGTTTAATATCTCACTCCTTGCCATCCAAAAGCTCAACTCAGCCCAAAAGACATCATTCAACTGGTGCATAGTGGGTGCCGTTATCGGTATTCTACACAGCGGTCTCGTAAACATATACCATAACACTATCCATGACATAAGTGCAGTCTTACCAGTTCCATGCCCCGACTTTATCGCTATGTTATGCGCGTGAGGTAAATCTCGTAATACCTCTTCCTGTTGCTTAGTAGGTTCAGCTTTTAGTATCTCACCAACAAATAACAACGGATTGTCTCTATACCGCAAAAGCAACTTCGAAAGCATATCGTTCACTGATCTTCACCACGCATGGCAATCTTCACTAAATCGTCGTATAAATCATTACCTTGGTTTCCAATCTTCTTCATAAGTGCACTCATCTGCTTGAATGCAAGCACAGGATTCTGCTGAGTAGCCCTCGTTACACGCTTCTGTAACTCCGCCCTGTACTTAGCCTCTGCATGTTCCATTAACACACGAAAATCATCATAATCAAGCCACGCATAGTACTGCTCTGGCTTTATCATAGATAATGCACAAGCATCTTCTATGCTCACGCCAGCACTTATGTTCTCATATAATTGCTTCACATTCTCAAGTGTAAAGTCATCATCGTCTATCTTTGTATAATCAAGTGTATCAAACCATATCTTCACGTATTAACCACCCCCATGTACTGCCTATCTAAACTTATAATACCATATTTTGGTTAATTCTGCTTTGAAAACAAACGGCAATTTTGAACAATACTGCCAAATGTTCTCATCACTTTAATTCTACACCATAATTGCCTAAAAACAAATAATATCGATTATAATATGCAAATTTGGTCGAATATGTATATCTTATTGTGCATATTTCACCCTGTTTAGTACTATCTATGCTGAAATACGTGTATTATCCGTTACTTTTGCACTTCTCTCATTTCTTTTATATTACTCATCGTCCAAAAACCTTCAAAATCTGAATTTCTCAAGCTCCTTAGAAAGTCCAAATATTTAGAATTTAAATCATCGTCAATATCAAAAATCTGTTTTTTAATCTCCACTGCAACAGGTAAAATACCCAACGGGGGGACTGCATTACCTATCTGCATTCTTACCTTGTTACGAGAACCGAAAAATACGAAATCATCAGGAAATGTCTGTAACCTTGCTCTTTCACGGTTCGTTAAAGGTCTTGGTTCTTCATAATGGTATCCATGTGTTCCGCCTCCACCATTAGCGATAACTGTATAAGCTGGTTCGTTTCTATCAAGTTTTCTGTAAATATTACTCATTACACCCTTAATCTTTAAATGTTCAGGAAGATGTTTAAAGTTTCCACCTTCGGGAATGGCTCTAAGCATTTTTTTTACCTTATCTGAAACCTTGGGTAATTCATTATTATGTGAAACGAGTCCTACTTCCTTGAAGTATATGGCTTTTCCAGTAAAAGCTTCACCAGAAGAAACATAATTACCCTTGAAATATATAGGCTCTGGAAACACAAATTTCTTGCCTAAATCGTTTCTAATACCAATTATCAAAACTCTTTCACGTGTCTGCGGTACACCATAGTCAGCAAAATTAACTTTATGAATAGAAACCGTGTATCTGTTGTTGGGGCATGAAATACCCTCTTTGTACATGTATACAGCCTCTTCCACAAAATCAAAACTGTAATCATCATTAGTAGCTTCTGCTGGATTGGATAAGTCGTTGACTATCAAAGCTATGGCTTTACCATCGTTTGCACTTAGTATTCCCTTCACGTTCTCTGCTATAAAAACCTTCGGTTCCTTATGAGCTATTATCTTCACAAGTTCTTTGTACAACCGTCCACGCTTTACATGTATGCCCCACCTCTTACCCAACATTGAAAAGTCCTGACATGGAAAACCACCTATCACGATATCCGCATCTGGTATATTATCAACACTTATGCTTGAAATGTCCCCCTGTATAACTTCATGCTCAAAATTGGATCGATACGTTAAACATGCTTCTTTGAAAATGTCGTTTGCAAAAACAATGTCGTATCCAACAGCATAAAAACCTAAATCCATGCCTCCTGCACCCGAAAACAAACTGATTATCCGCATTGAATACCTCCCCTCACATGTAAGTATAGCACAATACGTGCAAGCATATATATAAGAATTTTCTGTTCCCGTAAAAAAGGGGATATTTTCTAAATTTCCCTTTTTCCCTATATGAATTATATGGGGTATATAAGCATGTAATAGCTAACAGCTAATAATAAAAATAATAATAAAAATAATAATATAGCTAATAGCTAATAGCTGACAGCTAACAAGCAGATAGCTAGCAAGCTTGGAACGTGCAACGTGTAGCATGTAGCACGTAACACATAGCACATAGCACGTAGCACATAAACATAAAGCATGTAATAATAGCTAAGAGCTAAAGCATAATATAGCATGCTATAAGCTTGAGATAAAGCATATTTTTTTATGCTATATAGCTATTAAGGCATAGCATGCTTTAGCTATATAGCACGCTTTAGTTATTATTATTATTATCACTATTATATAGCTGGCACGTATAGCTATAAAGCACATAGCATGCTATAAGGACATAGCATGCTTTAGCTGTATAGCATGCTTTTGTATAGCATGCTTTTATTATTTATTATTTATATTATTATCTCATAGCATGCTTTAGCTGACAGCTAACAGCTAACAGCTAACAGCTAACGAGCTGGCAAGCTTGCAAGCTCCTGGCATGTTTACATGGTTTTTACTTACTGACAACGTTATGGCAATGTTAAAGGTATACCATTAGGTCAGGGAGGTGAAGAGTATGAGCATTGAAAGGTTGAAAGAGGCTTTAAAGGTAACTGATTATCACGTGTTCCACTTTAGGGGTCATTGTGATCTTTGCAATGACGAAAAACCACATGTACCGCATGTAATTGATACGTACTCTCCAGGTAATCCTGAAAGCGATAATGCATGGGAGTTTGAAAGGTATTGTTTAGGTAAAGAAGGATTCGTTCCAGGGTTGGGTTACATAAGAATCGCTATTTGGCATCATCAGCCTGGTGATCCTCACACTGCTGAAGTTCATTATGGTTACTGGTATATCGAGGAAAAATAGCGTGCCGCTATGGCGCGCTATTACTTTATTGGAGGTGAAAGCATGAAACTGATTGATCTTTTAGAAAAAAAATACTACTTGGTGTTAGAAGGTCGTGAGGTTCCTTTACTTGCAAGTTTCTGTAACCCTATTGCAAGGTTTAACGATTTTAAAGACATAGACATAACACAGGATAATACTATAAAGCCGTCAGAAAAATATGTGGTGTGTGGTAACAAGAAACAGCTATACGTGTATAGTTTGGAACAAGACGAGACAGCAAAGTATAAAGGTATCCTTGCATACAAGGACATGGGATTTGGAAAGTATCACGTGCTTGGGCGCGATGGCAAGTGGAAAGACTTGGTGATATAGCGTGCCGCTATGGCGCGCTGTTTTTTTTGTTTTGCTTGTTTTGTTTCTTTTGTCAATTTGAGAATGAAGGGAGTTGATAGGTATGAAGTATGTTTTCATGGACGGTGTGAAAGCGCTTGAAAAGCAGAATTATATTACTCATGAAAGGATCAAGAATTTTTTTGAGAATGAAGATGTTGAAAGGATCATTGGAGCGTTACTGCGTTCGCGATGGGTTCTTCTTGATCGACAGGGTAAGCCCGCGGTCGAATACTGGGCTTTCCTTGTATATGATCCGCTTTCGAACAGGTTCATGGTGCTATCGCATGCACCAAATGACAAAGACAAGAATTATATCTACTTATATTCGCTCCCTCCAGTTTGTGATGTTAGTTTTGAAGATGTATATCGTGATCTTGAAAATGTTGTAGAAGATTATCCGAGCGTTACCATGGCATAGGGTGCACTGTTCCGTGCGCGCTGTTCTTTTATGTTTAACTCTTAGATAAGGGAGTGGTGAGCATGGTTAAGGCTTTGGTTTACTCATATGGATACATAGGCACCGAGGACTTGAGATATTGCTTGTTCGCAGTGCTTGAGAATGTACTAAAAAACATGAGTGATAATGAGAAGATTAACAGGATAGGTTTTATAGGCAACGAATGGCGCTATCCGTTAACTGAGATTTTTTTTAATAGTTTCGTTATCAAAGATGATAGGATAATCGCATGTGATAACTTTAACCGAGTATGGGTAAAAGATAAGGATTCGTGCTGCTGGTTTCTAAAAACACTGTAAGGGAGTGGTAAGAATGGGTTACAAAGTGAGTAACTATCCGTTGGAAAATTTTCCTTACTTGGACGTTGCAAGCTGTAAGCGTTTTGTTCATGCTCACAGGAACGTGTTTGCACGTTCTACCAGGCGTTATGTGGTTTCTACTCTTCCAACAGCAATAAAAGAAGTGAGTACAAGTCCCGATGGAAACAAAGCATATTGGCTTTGGGTTTTTAGAAGAGGTTACTATAGCGTTATACAGTTCGACTCAAAACCGTCAAGAAACGAGATTACAAGAGCGATCAATGAGTCGTACACTGAAGAGTTTAATGATTGACAGTGCGCTGTAACGGGCGCGCTGTTCCTTTTGTGGTTTTGTAGTGGTGAATCCGAGTTCTTGAGAATTTGAGAAACTGAGAATTCATCAATTCGAGAACTCGAGAAGTTGAGAATTTGAGAATTTGAAAGGGGGTGCGTGAAATGAAATTAAAAGAAGTTTATTATCATGATGACGGTTTCCTGTATTTAGAGGGTGAAAGTTACACGGTTCATGTTCATAGGTTGCCGTCAAGTTTTTGTGTCAGTGTTGGGAGTTGTAGAGATTTTGTTTATAGACATCGTAACATTTTTGATAGTTTAACACTTGTTCATTTGGTATCAAAAAAACCTATAGCGTTTTATGAGGTTGGCATCTCACCATGTGGAACGCATAAAAATTTTTGGATATGGGTTTTTGATAGTGGTATCTATTATGTAGTAAAGTTTCATGGTAAACCTTCAAAAAATGAAATTATTGAGGCTGTGAATTTAGTAAAATTTGAAAGGGGGCGGTAAAGGTGAGTTATAAGGCTAAACATTATTTACTTGATAAAGAATTTCCATATAAGAATTATTTTAGCTGTGAACGTTTTGTGTTAGACAACACAATTCATAGAGGTGCATCACGTTGTTTCATCGCATTAACTAACCCTGTTGTCTTGAAAGAGGCGTTCATTTCACCTATAAGGGAAAAGTTGGAGGGACATTCTGGGAGGTTTTGGATGTTTGAAAAGGGCTGTGTTACAGTTATCGAGTTTGATAGTGATCCTTCATGGGATGAGTTAATGAGTGCTCTATATTATGAATCGTTGGATGCTTTCGATCATGAGAAGTTAACACTCAGTGGCGTGCTGATATAGCACGCTGTTTTTTGTTGTTTCATGACTTTATCAATTTGAGAAGTTGAGAATTTATCAATTCGAGAATCTGAGAAGTCGAGAATTTATTAATTTGAGAATGAAAGGGGTTGAGAATATGAAAAGAAAACTCAAGGATAAGATCATAAAAGTTGAATCGATTAAAAAGTTTAATGTTTACACAGATTTAGGTATATCGGATCCTGGGGATCTTAAGTATCTTGAGAATGTTGAGATATACGATACATGGGATCAGTTGAAGCAATCTTTTGCTGATTTTGTTCAACGAATTTATGGCTTGTCGGATTTCGTCATGAAATACTTCGATATGGATTCGTATCTATACGACGGTATATTGGAACATGATTTTGAGATATATTATCTTGAATTTACTTGTCAATATGTTATTATTTATCAATAATTTTTTGAAAGGGGGGCGGTAAGCAATGGGAAAGATTACCAGAGAGAGCGAGAAAAAAATTAATATGGTTAAGCTGGAACTTGAGAATCTTAGCAACGTTCAGAGTGAGAACTTGAGAACTTTGACTAATGTTATTTCAAAACTGGAGTCAAGAGATGAAAACGAGCTTGAGAAAATGATTATTAAGAGCTGTTTAGAACTTGAGAATTTAAGGGATATTCACGAGATCATTTTGAAAAAGCTTAATAACGTTGTTCTAAAATTACAAAGCATGATAAAGGAGTGGTAGAGATGTTTGAGAAAATTTCATCGTTAGATTATATAACATTTTATAAATGCAATGAAGGAGTAAGGTTAAAAGATTTTCAATTGTATATAAAAAGTAATGAGCCAGGCACGTTGCGTTTGCCGTGTCCTGGTGAGATGGAATTTGATGCCATTAATAAACAATTGTTTTTTATACCTGATTTTAATTCAAAGAAAAAGCTTGTCATACTACAAGTAATTGGTTTTGATTTTTTCATTGACATTACCAGTGCTGTTAATGCAAATGTATACAGCATATTTGATGAAAAAATGATTAGAAAAATAGACGCTTGGGGTGGAAAAAATGTTAAACACTTGTATGCTTTTATATGTGATAGCAATATTGTGTATTTTGAGACTGTGGAAACTGTGAAAAATAAGGAAATTGTTAATGGTTGGATTATCGGGGTGTTTGGCTTTAATGAGGTTCAGTTATTTAAAATACCTCGTATTTTAGAAAAAAGGGAGGAGTGAGTGAAAATGGGTAAAAGTATTATTAAAAAGGAAGGGTTTTATTATGACATTTTGGATTCAAGGCTTGCCGTTACTTTGCCGAGGAATAATAGAACGTACGGGGTACCAAGGGACATTACTGAGATCGAGGAAATTAAAAGTTTTCTTGTTAATTTTACTAAGAAACTGGTTGAGAAAAAAGAAAAACCGATGGTTATCGTACGGGTTGAGGATAAGGATAATACTAAAACAATCAACAGGGTATCATTTAGAATACTTTTAGTTGATTATGAGATAATCATTAAAAACGTCTATTGTGGCGGTGTTTGGGGCATGGATAGGATTTTTTCAGTGCTTTACAACTTCGAGGATCTTCTTAGTCGCATTACATTTGGAGATTATAATAGTTTTGATCATTATTCTGATTACAGTCTAAGCAATAATTATAAGTTACTTAGTGATATGTTTTATTATATTAAATATGAAGAAGATTAGTAGTAAATGGGAGATCTCTTAAGGCATGCTATCATGGCATGCCTTCGTTGTGAAACATATAAATTTGAGAATTTAAGAATTTGAGAATGGGAGGGCTGATTATGACTAAGTCTATAAACGAAGAATTTGAGGAATGGTTGCAAAGTAAAAATACTAAAATAGCTGATAGGTGTCTTGAGAAACTCAATGAGGATATTCTGGATTTGTGGGAAGATGAAGATACCAGATATGTTGAAATATCTGAGGTGTCAAGTCATAAACCTATACCAAATTATTTGTTTCACCAAGTGCTGAGGTTTATAAAAGCAACGAATAGGTGGAGTGTATTCGATGGTATTTTGAAACATTAGGACTTTTTGAAATTTGAGAATTTAAGAAAAAAAGAGCCCGACTGATGTCGGGTTCTTTTTTATGCTTTATATATTTTATTCTGGAAGGTGGACATATAGCTGTTTATAGTTGTTTCTGCTTCGATAAATGCCATAATAAGTCCTTAAAGTGTTTCTCATGGAACGGTGCATGACGTTAATGAGGCTTTTTCGCTGGTTGATAGTTTTACGTCTCGACTCGAGGATCAAAAGGAAAAACTCGTTTATAATGTCCTCTCGTTCTTTGTTGAGAATTGCCCTGATCCCCTTTGGGTATCTTGTCAAAGCAGTATAGAATAATTGTTCAACCTTTGTCATTTATTTACCCCCTTCCATTTGTAACTGCCTGAGATTTTGTTGATGAGCCAGCGGTTGCCTTCGTCGTCGCGTGCTTCGATCCAACAACTGTTTGAAGAGTCTTTAATTTCTTCAATGATTACAATGTCGTCTGGAACAGAATCTTTGCTAATACCGCACTTTTCTGCCCCAGAAAACATAGTCTTGTACATGATTGCGATTGTAAATTCTTCGTCGGTAGCACCAAAGCGTTCTAAGTCTCTTATTAAAACACCGCTACGTTCACCGCTACGCTTGTTCTTGAATGTCATCATCCTGAACCTTTCCATGCTTTCACTCCCTTTCATGTGTTGTGTAATTTATTGTCTCATATATATATAACATTACCATTGAGGCGATGTAACGACTTGTTTGGATATGATTACATAAAGATGAATCACTATGTTACAGACTCCCATATAAGTGGAGAGGAAAAGAGATGAGAAAGTTGGAAAAGAGGAATATTGAGAATTGGGAAAGTTTGAGAATTCGAGAAATTCGAGAATTTAGGAGAGGAGTGATATTGATGGAAGGCAAGGACAGGATAGTTATAGTTGATGTAACGTACGGGTTTTGCGAAGAGAGGCAAGAGTTCCGTGCTCTACTCAAAGCCTATATTTCTGAGGAAGACGGACTTTTGCCTGAGATATTTAGAGACAAAAGTGAGGACTTTTGGGGTAGTGCATTGACTTCAACCTGGGGCTGGAGTTCGGAGGAAAGAGATGGATATCGTTATAATCATAAGGAGTTGTATCATCCTGATCTTGAGTTGTTGAGAGATCAAGTAAAAGATTATATTAACGATGAGATTGAGCACTTGAGAGAGGTTGTCCATGCCAATGTTTTGGCACATGCTGAGATTCCAGAGCCAGAGCACTATGAGTTTGTGATATAGCGTGCAGAAATGCGCGCTATTACTTGAGGAGGTGCTAACAATGTGTGAGCAAAAAATATTTATAGATGTGGAATATCTTTACATTCCCCGCATTCCATATTGTGAAAAAGGAGAGTATAGAGCAACAATTTGGGCGTACATTCCAGAGGCGACAGACGTTTTCGTAAATGGTGTAACACGTCCCATATCTAAACGATACCAGAACTCTCATATTGCGTTTTTCACTGAACCCTTGCGTCCTACTTGGGGATGGCGATCTGACGGGTATCGCAACGGCTATCGCTATCAGTACATGAAAATGTATGAACCTGATCTACAAACGTTGCAACAACGAGTCAAGGAATATATTGATAAAGAGATTGAGAAATTACGAAAAGTGGTTGAACAGAATGTTCTGGCTGCTCACAAAGTTCCAGAGTCAGAGCATTATGAGTTCGTAATATAGAGGGTGTAAATGCCCGCTGTTACCTTATTCAGAAAGGAGATGTTAATATGGCGTGTGAACAGAGGGTAGTTTTAGTTGATGTGTCTTACCAATTCAGAGCAAGAGAGCGCAGATATGAGGCTATGATTAAGTTTTATATCCCCACTGAGGGTGAGTATCTTCCAGACATATTTATAGACGAAGATACGGATTTTGCAGGTCGACTTCTCACCTATGAGTGGGGAAAGAGAGCTACAGATCGGGAAGGGTATTTAGTTGAGTCGTTGCGTGTCTATGGCAACGACCCAGACGAAGTTAGACAGAATGCTAAGGAAAGAATTGAGAAGGAGATCACACGCCTGCGACAGGTAGTTGAACACAATATTCTGGCTTCTGTCAGAATCCCAGAACCAGAGCACTACGAGTTCGTTATATAAAAATGGGGCTCTAAGAGCCCTGTTCTTGCTTGGAGATAAGAAGGATTGAGAAATTTGAGAATTTGAGAAAATCGAGTAAGGGGGTGTTAAGATAAGAAAAGAAGCATTTGATGATCTCTTATTTGTACGGTCAAAAGAATATGATATTGATACATTCTTCTTACCAGATTCAGTTAATCCATTAGACGCTGTGTCTTGCAGAAATTATGTGCGTGAACACAAAAATGTGTTGAAGGGTACTCAAGAGTTATACATTAGTCCGATATATCCGACTTTGATTGTAGAGATAGGTGTTTCTCCAGATACCCACCAACGTTCTTATTGGCTTTGGGTTTTTAGGGAATATAAATATTCCATAATTAGATTTAAGAAAAGTCCATCATATGATGTAGTACAGAGTGCTATAAAGGAAATCAGAGAATTTGAGAAATAATGTTATGGGGGCGATCGGTTTCGACGGGTTTGAGCTCCCTCAGGAAGCGAGCCGAGTTTTCACCTACTCGTAAAACAGGGTGAGGCACAAACAAGTGCCAACAAAGAACCAGTCGCTGCTTGACGAGAAGAGCAGCCGTCCTTACTGAGTTTGATCGGGGCTCAGTATAGGGCGTAAGATCACCGATCGGGCATCCAAGGTTTTGCCTTTTCGGCTTTGGATGACATGTTAGAAAAGGCTAAGGTGAATATAACCTGTCCGTGGGTTGTTTCACCTGACATTTAAAACACGGACTGCGCTCGGAGATGCCTGAGGGTACTCACTCTCGGACGGGGGTTCGATTCCCCCCGCCTCCACCAGATAAAGCTTTCACAAGGATTGTAATACTACTTGAGTGTCTCGAGGATTGCCGTAGAGACATTGAGAAGCCCCACGGGATACTTACTACCCTTAAAACGTTTTGAGCTCGCTATGACGATCCTCGCTTTACTGAGAACGATTTTGAGAAACTGGGAGCTTGAGAATTTGAGAATTTATCAATTTGAGAATTTGGAAAGGAGTGGCGAGAAAGGAGGGAGAAGAAAGTGGATAGGTATTATTGCATTTGCCGAGCGTGTGTTCCGAATGTAGGTGGAGGTGAATGGTTATGTGGATACAAAGTAAAAAGGTGATATTTAATACGAACAATGTGGATTACTACTTTATATCTTGTTGTGCTGCGAAAAGTGTGGATGGTAAAGATATATATGATGTGTGCATGCACTCCGAGGGGCACGATATAGTTATTTGTAGTTTTGAAAATGAAAATGATGCCAAACGTTTTTTAAATAGGATAGCGGATAAATTGAGGGCTTTAAGTTTGTAAGACGAGGAGGGAAAGAGGAATGAAACTTTTTAGAGTTATATATAGAAGCGGGACCAAAAGGCATAGAAACGTTGTTGAGGTTATTGCCAGAGATAAAGAACATGCACGCAATAAGATATTATCACGTCATGCGAGTGAAGCGAAAAGAGGGCTCGAGATTGTGTCTATTGAGCCTATTCGAGATGTCTCGTTGCCAGAACAAGGAAAAAGGAAGGATAAAGATGAGCACAGATAAATATTTAGTTGTACTTAAGATTTCACATCTAAATAAAGATATTTTCTTTGGTATTGATAGAAGTCTATTTGAAGAGAATGAAAGTAATTATACTCCAGTTGAAATAGTTAGATTAGTTAAGATCGTTAAGTCTAACATGGTAACCTGTGCATGGGATAAGTACGGTTGTGCATGGGGGATTTCAAATCTAAATGATGATCATATTTGGGAACGCATGCCAAAATATGATAGGGAGGAGTGGTAAACTATGAAACATTCAAGAACACCTGTTAAGGCTTTGCTGTATATTATTGATGTTGTATATACTGAAAATGATGATGATTTCATTGTTTGTTATTATGCTGTGATAAAAAATGTGATAGAACATTTAAACGAAAAAGCAAAAAGAAATTTATTACGTGCTGAATGGAAAGCCCCAATAGCTGAAATTGAGTTTGTTGATTTTCAGGTTTATGATGATTGTATACTTGCTTGCGATAGCCGTGATCGCCTCTGGCTAAAAAGAAAAGGTTCACTCTGGTGGTTTTCAATGAGCAACGAATTCGTTTATTAAAGGAGAGTGAGTTTAGATGAAGGAGCTAAAAAAGTTTGTTATAAATAATATTTTTAGAAACTTAGACAAATCCTTTCCTCAAGAAGAGGAGCTCATAATCAAAAAATTTTCCTTCAAAGGCAAGAAAGTTGCTTGTGAAAAAGATTATCCTCATGTTCCTCACACTGTAAAGATGTATACAACTGTTAATGGGGATACCCTTGAGGAATTCTGTCTTGGCTGGGAAGGTAAAACTCTCGATAATACTCTATTGGTAATATGGATTCAGGAATTTCTTCCACCAGATGAGAGCTTTAATTATGAACGGGTTCAAGGGTATTACATCATGCTTCCACTTCATTCGGTGATACCTTCTTAATCAGAACAAGAGGAGGTGAATTAAAGAAGAAGCCGAAAAGCACTTTTAACAGAAAATACCAATTTTCCTTCCGTATACGGGTGGTATATAGTATAATTATATATGTATCCCAAAAGATATGTTACAGACTCCCTTGTAAGTGGAGGTGATTAAATGGGGAAAGGCAGGAAAAAGAAAATCACAAAGAAAGAGGAAAGTACTGTACAAGGTAAGATACTTACACCCGATCTTGAACGATTGCTACGGTCTTATATAGTTGTGCAAAGACAAAGGCTATCGGCAGAGCTAAGGACACTTTCACTTGGTGGTGATGAAATTCTCGATAGGATGTTAGACATGGTCAAGCATGTGGAAAAGGAACTGGCAAAACAGATTCAGAAAAAGATAGAAAACACAGAGTTGTATCATAACTTTTTTGCTCGAGTTAAAGGTGTGGGAACATCAACAGCAGCGAAGATAATCTTCTATGTAAAAGACATTGAACGTTTTCCTACGGTGTCGAAGCTGTGGCGTTATGCAGGGTATGGCGTTACAAACGGAAAAGCGGACACTTTGAGAAAAGGTGAAAAGTTGTGTTACAATCCACGATTCAAAGGCATGCTGTATTACACGGGTATACTGCTTATTAGCAAATCTAAGAAATATCGTGCATACTACGAAAAAGCGAAGGAGTATTACCGTATCAATAGACCACAATGGAATAAGATGCACATATTTAGGGCGGCATTAAGAAAAACCATTAAGCTATTCTTATCACACCTATGGGAAGTTTGGCGAAAAATCGAGGGGTTACCAGTTAGAAAGCCTTATGCGATAGAATACTGCGGGCATACCACGGTTTATAAGCCAGAAGATTTCTTTGATTAACCTTTCCCGATTATGTGAACCTGCATGTAATGAGACCCACGCAGAGATGTGAGCCTAAATACAATGATGTCCATCTGTACATAGCGAACCAGTATTCAATGTTTTCCATTTGAAAGTGTGAACCATTTCTTTATGTGTGACCCAAAATTTTGTGTGAACCATCATATTGTGTGAGCCGATTTCTTGTGTGAACCATTCCTTTGTGTGACCCAATTCTCTTGTGTGTCTTTTAAAAAGGGGAGGAGGTGTAAAAGTGATTTTGAAGTTTAGAACAGCGAGGGCGGGTTTAAAGTTGAAATTAATCTTAGAGATGTCATATGTGTGTGAAGCCGAACGTGTGCTTATTGAAAGAGAATTTAGAAAATGTTGCTGGTTTGATCCTGGTAATTCATTCATCATAAAGGAATTTGACATGGGCAAGTCTACACCAGATAAGATATTTAGAAAAATAAGAAAAACCATTGACAAAGTGGTTGCTAAGTTGGAAAAGACATACAAGCGTTTCTATGATAGCTTTTCAGACATTATCTGGTTTTCAGAGGTAAGTCTGATTCCAAGATCAAGGGGTGAGCTAAATGATTAGCTTCTTTATTGGCTTGATTGTAGGTGGTATTAGTGGTTTAATGGTGTCCAGTTTGCTATTTGCATCTTCGGATACTTTATATCAAGAAAATAGGCAATTACGTAATAAATTAAAGAGATTAAAAGGGGGTGAATGAGGTGCAAAGCATGAGGGACATAATTAATTTCGTGAGAACAGAGCTGGAGCAGATAACAGATGAGATTGTCAATAAGAGACAGTTGTTTTTCACCTACACTTCAGAATCGGGAGTAACTTATGTGTTTGAGGAAATGCCATTTTCACAAAAAGATTTTCAAGTGGTTATAGGAGACAAGAAGTATAGCTATGGATCGATAGAACGAATTACACTTAATGAGTTAGAGAAAATCGTTACGGATATAACTAACGGTTTAAGAGAAGAGCTGCTTTCTTTGACAGATAATATGTTGAAAGAGTTGTGTTCTAAAGTTGAGAAGTATATGCAAAGCAAAGAAGGGAAGGAGCGGTCTGATGGATAATATCGAACAGATATTGTATAAGTTGAGCGAGGATGTTGATATGTTTATCAGTTTGTTTGAGCCTGAAGTGGTGTGGAGGAACAAGGAAAAAGATGATGAAATTGTTATGATTGGTCAACCTATCTATACTGAAGATTCTTCTATTGTAACTGAATTTAACCTCTCGGGAGACCAAATTGAGCAGATCAATGATCTATTTTGGGACTTGGTTATTGAAAAGTTTTCAGCAAAATTACGGCAGGAGGTGTCATGAATGTTGGTGAAAAACGTGTATACAAGCATCGATGCGGACGTTGTAGAGATTGTAGATAAGATACGGAAAGAGTACGGATTATCATTCAGGCAAATTGTTAACGATGCTATTAGACATTACTGGGAACAAGCACTGAAGCCGAAAGAGGAAGAAGTCAAAGAAAAAGAAAGCAAGAAGGGTACGAAGAAAAAAGCAAAAAGAAAGGGGTGAGATAATGTTTTACAAGATTGCTTCTGAGTGGCTAAACAAGAAAAATGTTCCTGTTTCTGGTGAGGCTAAATTCAGGCTTGAAGATGGTACTGAAAAGGTTATACAGTTCGAAGGTACAATTGATTTCACTCAAGTACAACCTATACTGAATATGCACATTAGAGATGAAATTAGAAGATACCCTGTTGCGATAGCAAAGGTTATGGAAAGAAAACTGCAATGCTTTTACTTTCAACCCGACAATCCCAAGAGATATGTTTTCTTCTCGATTGAGGAGGCGGTGTAATGTTTCAAAACTTTAAGATTTCTGATAAGCCAGCTTATGCAAAGGTATTGCTCTATGGAATGGCTGGTGTTGGTAAAACGGTGTTTGCTTTATCACATCCTGGGGTTGGTTATCTTATTGACACAGAAGGGGGAGCAGACCATTATGCTAAGTATTTTCGGAATGTCAAAGTCTTGTACACTACCGATTATGATGAAATTTTCAAAGCACTTACTTGGCTTAAGGATAACGCAGACCCCAATGGTTTCTTAATATTTGATAGTGAAACATTGTTCTGGGATGCGTTACAGTATGAAAGAGCCCAGTACATGCAAGGCTCAGAAGTAAAAGTTAAACAACTGAATTTAGGTGATTGGGGCATAATCAAAAAGATAGTCAAGAACATACATAAGATGATGATCGATCTAAACATGGACGTGATTGCAATAGCACATGAAAAAGCAGATTCATCAGATAGCGGGAGTGTAATTGGTTATGTTCCTGATACTGAAAGAAATATCCCTTACTACTTCGATATAGTTATGCGCATGACAAAAAAAGGTTCTGCTCGAAGGCTTGAAGTGATAAAGAAACGGGTTTCGAACGTTGTAACTGGTGAGATAATCGATGTTACTTGTAAAACTTGGGGAGAAACATTTGAGGGTGTATTTGAAACCGTAAAGAGGGAGCAAGAAGACATAATGCGGGATTGGAATGTTAAGTTGATTATGGCAGAAACAAAAGAGCAAATTACTTCTCTCGTTAGAGACCTCGAGAAAGAGCAACTACCTGAACAAGCCAAGAAGGACATCAAAGAGAGATTCAGAGAAAAATACAAGAGATTGAATGAGATTGCCAAGGAGGTGGTATGATGACCTTTGAAGAAGATGTTGTCGATTTTTCAGAAGAAGAGGAGTCTTATACTGGCGGAGCACCAGAAGGATATCATGTAGGTACTATTAGGATCGCTGAAGTAAGGAGGGCAAAGAGTGGTAATAGGTATATAAAACTCATGATAACTGTGGGCAGTTACTCACCCATTAATGCACTGATGTTCTTGAATTACTCACAAAGTAGACGTGGATTCATGGAAATGATGGAAGCCTTCAATGTTAAACTTGAAAGGAGACCTTATACCTTTAGCGAACTAAATAATATACTTAGTGTCGTAATAGGTGAAAGAATCAGATTTAAGCTCACATATGATAAAAAGGGATTTGCTCAAATTTCTGACATTAAAAGATATAGTGGAGAAGGCGTGGAACAACCGAAGATACCGAACGATGACGATACTCCACCATTCTGATGAGGAGAGGTTTTCATGGAATTCATCTACACTGAGTTTGCACAAGGTGTTCACGATCGTGGAAACATAATTCCTTATTATGATATTCCTAAGGCTATTGAAGAATTACCTCCTAAACAGCGGAAGGATATTTTCATTAACACTTTGTTGTTTGATAAAACGTTTATGGAATATGTAAAAAATACGGGTAGCGTAAGCGGGTATCTTGGACCCGCTTACATGCCCTACTTTCCAATTGATATTGACGGTGAAGATTCACTTGAAGTAGTGCGCAATATTCTTGATTTTCTGCAAAGTAATGAAGTTCCAATCGAGTTCCTCCGTGTATTCTTTTCAGGCTCAAAAGGCTTTCATATCATGATACCGAATAGCATGATAGGCGCCGAACCATCTGAAAATATATCAACTTACATGAGAAAATTCTATGAACTATTGTTTGGTAAGGATTTAATAGATACTTCAATATATAACCATGTTAGGCTGTTTAGGTATCCGAATACGATACACTCAAAAAGTGGTTTATATAAACATGAGCTATCTATTGAACAAATATCCCAGTTGACATTTAATGAGATTAAGCAACTTGCTACTCAACCTTCAACGTACAAAGCTAACAATTACACAGGTGAGCACATTACATTCCTGCGAAACTATTGGAAAGAAGCGATAAATAGGTCAAGTACGATAGTAAAACAAATTACTATTAAGGATGACACACCAGAAGATGCAAAGTACTATTGCTATAAGGCACTATTCAGAAAAGGTGCACCAGAAGGGCAAAGAAATGAAACAGCACTTAGAGCCGCTTGGATTCTAAAGAAGACAGGTTTACCTTTTGAATTGGCACTTGAAACGGTAAATAAATGGAATTACTTGAATCAACCCCCTTTACCAGAAAAGGAGATAGAACAAGTTGTAAGACACGTCTTCGAGCACGATTACAAGTTTGGTTGTACGGATAAAATACTTTCACAATACTGCAATCACGCATGTCCTATATTTCAAATACGCCTAAAAAGACAAGAAGAAAAGAAAGAGGTTTATAACTTTCATCAGCTCGCCATTAACTATGCAAACTTTGCTAAAATGTGGGCTACACAAGCTATACCATTTGGACATGAAGGCATCGATAGGTACTTTCGTGGCTTATTGCCAGGATTTCTTGTTTATATCATTGCCCGTCCTGGGATTGGAAAGACAAGTTTTGCAGTAGATTTGATATATAGGTTAGCAGAAAAGAAAATACCTGCAGTCTTCTTCTCACTTGAAATGAGCAAAGAAATGATTTTTGAGCGTATGGCTTCACGAGCATTAGGAATACCACAAGACAAGCTGATGTATCTTGCCCTCGAAAAAGGTTTTACTCAATATACCGAAACATTGAATGATGTCTATAACACCGTTATTGTTAATGAAAAAGCGGGAGTAGATTTGGAATATATCAAGAACTACGTTCGTTTTGTTGAAAGCAGCGTTTTGGGTAAGAAGGTAAAAGTTGTCGTAATAGATCATTTTACAGCCATAGCAATAAGTGGTGGTTCACCTTATGAGCAAGCAAGTAAGAAAGCGATAGGCTTGCAACAATTATCGAAAGAATTAGAAGCTTCGTTTATAGTGTTAACTCATACCAATAGGCAAGCTGGAAGGGGGGATATAGAGGTTGAGATTAATATGGGGCGTGATTCATCAATAATTGAAGATACGGCAGACCTAATTCTTACAATGTGGCTTGATGAGAATGATTCAAGATATGTAAAGATTGCTAAGAATCGTTATGGGGTCAGTGGTATAACTATGAAAACTATGCCTGATTTTACCACGAATAAGTGGGAGATCAAGGTTTAAGATGGGAGGAAAGATTATGTACAACAAGATCACGATAACTTTGAAAGAACATGTGAATAAGTTCAGAGACATTCTTGATACAGTGAGTGCTCTAATTGAAGAGGGGCATCCAGAGCTGGAGATACTCGATAAGTTAAATAACATAGCACACCAGATATTATTTGACATATGCTACTCTTGTACAATGGTAAAGTCTGCAATCGGGGCAAGTATTCAGTCAGAAAATGAAGCTGAAGCTTCGAAAGTTCTCGGCAATCTCATTGCAGAATCCTCTAATGTAGCGGTGGGCATTTTTAAGAATGGCATAAAAGAGCTGGAAAAAATATCACAACGGCTTTGTGAAAAAATTCAAGAAGGTTCACAAAGACCTGCAAATGAACTGATGCCTGATTTTGCAACAGCACTTTCAATTATTGTAAACTCATACATGATTTGTGTCTTTTCAGAGGATGCTTTGGGTGTTCCTGTAAAAGGAGAAGATAAAGAATTTAAAGAGGGAGTGCAAGCAGTCGTAAGTGCTATGACACTTGAGATGTTTAATGATCCAAAAAGGAAACAAGCCAATAAGGAATATTATGACCGTGTGACAAAGTTGAACAAGGAAGCATTAAGTAAGTTTATAGATGATGAGGATGACGAAGATGGGGAAAATGCAAAGGAATAAGGGATATCGTGGTGAGCATAATCTTGTAAGAATACTTAAGGAATCTGGAATAGAAGCAAAGCGGATACCTTTGTCAGGAGCCACTGAATTTCAAAAAGGAGATGTGCAAATACAAGACTTTATTGCAGAAGTTAAGCTACGCAAAAATGGCTTTAAACAAATATATAAGTGGCTTGAAAATTCCGACATCCTGTTTATAAAAGCAGATAGGAAACCATATCTTGCAGTTATCCCACTTGAATTGCTTGTGGACTTACTTCAAAACCAGAGGTGATGGTATGCAACTCTTTGGTAAGCGCATCAGGATTTATACCGCTTTTAGAGAGTTTCTCATTGTTCCAGCACCAGAATCAACAGTTAGAATTTACAGCGATGGTATTGAGATTGACGAGCGAAACACCAGTGAACCACGAGTTTATCTAATAAAACTTAACAAGAACATGAAAGATTTTCTTGCAACTCTTGAAGCGCATAATGAAGTTACACTTTATTGCCCTAAGTACAAAGTAGCACGAAAGTTTTATGAGCGAAACTACAATATCACGGATAAAGACGGGATTGTTCTGAAGGTTGAACGCACAGAAGGTTTTAAGAAAGTAACTTATGAAAAGTTTTACTTTCTTAACTGCAAGGTTGGTTAGAGGAGGGGAACATATGGGTAGGAAAAAATATGAAGCCAGTCTAAAAAGAGTGGTTAGCTCAGAAAGCTACAAAATCGATCCTGAATTGGTAATGATACTTTATCGGCTTGGAAAGTGGGTAAGAGAAGGCAAAATTGAACCATTTGAATTAACCGAGGAAGAACTTTTAGAATTGTCTACAACAAAAGAGAAACACATGAGGGGTATAGACAATGAAGAATTGTCTATAACAGAGAAAAAGCTCGCAGAGTGCATAGACAACGCTGAAAAGGAATTGCTGAGTATCGTGAGAAAGAAATATGAACAAACAAATAAAAAGACGGAAAGGGGAGTGTAATGCTATGGCTTATTCATATTCACAATTAAGAACGTATTTATATTGTCCACAAAGATATAGGTTTCATTATATCGAGGGTCTATCGGAAGATACATCAGATATTCTCGAAAGAGGAATAGTTGTTCATGAAGCAATAGCGAAAAATGATCCTAAACTTGTAATGGAAGATATTGAAAATTACGTAATGTTTCAAAATGCCAGAGAATACCTAAGTTTTGTCAAACCAATAGCTTTTGAAGTAAAGCTGGGTATTACAAAGGATTTCAAACCTGCACCATATCAGGACGCATTTTTTCATGGCATAGTTGATGTAATATATGAAGGAGGATTGCTTGATTGGAAAACAGGACAGTCCAAACCCGATGCACTTCAGCTATTGTTAAATGCTCTGATTGCACGTATAAATGGGTATACAATAAATGAAATAACTTACGTTTATCTACACAGTAATACATCTTCAGCAACGCCATACACAGATGAAATGCTCGAAGATACAAAGGATGCGCTTTTATCACTTGTTGAAGACATTGAAAATGATACAACATTCGAGGCTCGTCCTTCACATAAGTGCTATTACTGCCCGTATGCTGAGCAATGCGTTGAAAGTCTGGGCGAAAGTGTGCAAGATAAACTCAAAAAATTTATCATTACTAAAAAATACAATAAACGGTTACGGGAAGAGCTAAAAGAATACATTAAGCAAACAAATAAGGAAGTTCAATTTGAGAACTTTGCATTTTCACATGAAAGGACGGTATGCTATCGCTGTAAAGATAAAGATTTGCTGAAAGCAAGGCTTAGCGAAGAAGGAAAACTTATAGATTTAGCAGATATACCATCACAATATTATGAGACATTGCACAGAGAAGGATATGATGATATAATAAAGCCTTATCTCAGAAATAGTTACACTTTGATTGAAAAAGGAATGGATACGTATGATATTCATAGTGTACATACCATAAGTTAGGTATATATTTAGTGAAAAGGGGGAAAGATTATGAATAAGTTAGATGTTTATGTGGGAGAAATGCACGTAGATGGTAAAATTAAACACGTAGCAATAGAGAAGAAGCTAATTGACAAAGAGGATATAACAGAGTCTGGTGTATTATCTAAACGAGGTATGAAAAAGTTTAAGTTATCACACACGGTTGAGTTTGTTGGAGTAGGAACATTAATCGTTGAACGCGGACAGGATATAGCAAAAGACACGAACGGTATTTATCAATGGAAGTACATGCCAGAAATGCGAGTGTGGTTAGAAACCTTTTAACAAAGGGTGGTGAAGATGTGGAAATATTTGAATTACTTTCTGCCTTCAATGAACATGGTATCTTCTACACAATAAGTTTAGAAAGCGGATTTTGTAGATGCGAAATCGATACTCCTAAGGTGTCGCTCAATATGGGAAAGAATTGCAGTTTGAGTTTTGAGAAGGATGAGCTTAAAGTTATAGTTCCAGATAGCAAGTTGAAAGCTCTTGATAATGCTAACTTGGAAGTAAGAATATTAAGGATTTCAAATCATGTAGAATGTTCGTTGGTGTTTTCTAATACCAAGCACGACATCACTTTGTATGTAGACCTTGGAGATTGTTCCAATAGTGTTCAAGATGTCATGAAAGCCATTGAATTGATTCTTCAAAAATAGGTGATTATCAGTCATTGGTTAGTCAATCCTGCTCACCCCTCCCTGTTCCTTGTTACTCGCCACGGGTATACCCCGTGGCTTTACTATAAAAGTCGTGTTTATTTTACATTCGTGTGCGCTGAGATTCGCTCAGATTTGATTTTCTTAAACGCATGAATAGTTTTATATACCCCCAAGGAAAAACCTACCCTTAAAATCGATTCTCGCACGTCAGCTTTGAAAGTCAGCTCTATAAAAGGGTTTAAATATCTTATATCCGTCCATGACTCCATTTTAGGGACAAGCACCTCCGAGAATAGGTGGCTATTATTCGAGGAAGTAACACAATCGTAACCGTTTTACACGAGCGATATAGTATATTTAGAGTTGGAGGGTATAATTATATATCTCTGAGTTTCTACCCCTTTTGAAGCTGTGTTATATCACTTTAAAAATGTCTATCTCTCAATAATAAATTTTGTGGAGAAGGGGGGAGAAAAAATGAGAAAAGAATGTCAGCATTATGACACTTGTTCTGCTCCTTTTTGCCCTTTGGATCACATGAGCTTGAAACACGGCATTTGGTATCCAGATGAGGACATATGTTCAAAGCGCTCAGTTCCAGATTGGGTTAGAGTACAGCGAAAAATAGCCAAAAGAACACCAGACACGGATAAATATTTCACTTTTGAGATGTTAAATCGCAATTGTAGAATTGGCAAGGCAATTGTCGGATTAGACCCAGACAAAGACGAAAAACCGCAGTTAAAACGATGGTTAGAGAAGCACCCTCCGAAAAGAAAACTAACCGAAGAAGAGAAGACAGCACTCAGAGAAAGAATGAGAAAAGTACGTGAGAAAAGCACTTCAAAATAGTTAGCCCTTTTTTTCTCACTCTCCAAGATTCTATAATAACATATAACCATAAAAAATCCCCACGTTTCCGTGGGGGAAAGCTTTTCTATATAAAGGGGGGCAGGGTCAAACTCCTTCTGTTTCTGATAAACCGCTTGTTAGTTCAGACCATATAATGTATAAACTGATATATTCAGCGGTATCTGTTGTGCTTACATTTTCAATCTCGATTATGTAGATAGCATTTGGTTTCAGAATAAATTCTGCTCCTGAAAGGTGGGACAAGACACCACCTGTTGTGGTTTGATTCGATGTTGCACCACCAACAAGTGTTTCGATCCATATTGTGCCACCTGTGTAAGATGGATTCTGTTTCATGCTAACTTGACTTTGGTTTGTTGAATTGTCGTTTAAGTTGTTGATTGTGAGAGGATTAGAACCTTCATCTGTAACAGTAGCATCTTTTATGAGCCTCGCTCTTGCTGTTGCACCGAATGCGTTAACACACAGTGATTTTAAGTGTACAAATAAGTTTTCTGGCGTTTTAAAGCTATAAGTGTATTTTGCACCAGCTACTACATCACTTAGATTAGATATTATACTGAAAATTTTGCCACGATGTGATAGCTGATGGTTATCTTGAATGACACGTAGACCACCCACTATCTCATCTATGAAACTTATTTCCTTTCCAGCGGAAGAAATTGCTCTCCCAGTTAACATCACGATGTTTTGCACGGTACCATCTCCCTCTTGGAGATATTAGAACTTGATACTAATACCTATACCAAACTTTGGTTTAAACCTGCCGTGAAATGTATCGTTCCAGCTATTAGCTATTATACCATGTGCTTTCAAAAAATCATTGATGTTATATCCGATTGATGCACCTAAGTTCTTACTTGAAAAACCTGCATTTAGGCTTAGTCTTCCTTTTTGCCACAAAGTCGCCATCATTAAAGCGTCATAGTCGAAACCCTCGCCCGAAGCGAGGATAGAATAAACCGTTTCTATTCCATATTTGTCCTTTATGCCTTTATAGGCTGTGAGTATTGAAAGGAGTGTTTTAGGCGACGGATTTTGGAAGAAAAAACACGATAGCTTCTATCACATAATTAAGTATATTTCTAAGCTGTGGTGTTATTTCAAAGTTATCAACCCTTGCGAGGTCCTCAACAATTGCAATTGCTTCCTCTTTCATTTGCGCATAGAGTTGTGTCATTTCTTCTTCTGTTATCTTGCCGTCTTCTAATGCCTTCTTTTTCTCTTCTTTCAAGGTCTTGTAGCTTTGTTCAACGGCTGTTGCCGCTATCTCGGCATACTTCAACATCTTCTCGATTGGCGATTCTTCTAAGGGATTTTTGTCAAATAAGTCAGCTATTTTTCTTACACCACCTATGATTTCTGGTGTCAATGACAGAATTGCTCCAACTACTTTATTGTAGTGTTTAAAGAGCATATATACTACCCAAAAAGCTCCAACTCCAAGTGAAACAAAAAGAATTGTCTGCCACATACTTTCTCACTCCTTTCCTTATTATTATACACCTTATAAACTTGTTTCTCTAATCTCAATGCTCTTTGTTAAGCCGCCTTTTAATATTATCTCCGTAACAACATTAGGTGAAGGTGGGAGCATTTTGCGTTTAGCATAGTCATCTTCAACCCATGAAGGGATGACTATGTGTCTCCTTGTGGTTTTCAAAACTTTCTTGTTGTGTGCATCATATTTCCACACAGCAGTAGGTATTACCATAGGAACGTGTGTATGTGCTGAAATGTAGCAATCTACGCCTTCTATAAAATTGTCAAAGTATCTCGATTGCCTCGCAGATTTTTCTATAAACCTACCACCCGCATTGCCGTGTGCAATAACTATTGAGTAACTCAACCTGCGCCTTGAACCTATACCTGCACCGTGTTTTAGAGAAATATCTAAAACCATGCAAGTTTTGGAAAAAGGTATTTTTAATAGATAGCACATGTTTTCTATCGTAGAATCATCTGTATCTTTTAAACTCCTGTTTTCGTGGTTTCCTATGATTAGTGCAAGCGTTCTGTTTTTGAATGGAACTAAGAACTTATCCCTCAATATCTTCATAGACTCACTCGGTGTTAAAACATCTTCATACACGTTTCCAATTGAGTTCTTTATACTGTTGTTTACTACATCACCCATATAAATTATATAGCTATCCTTGAATCTTTCAATGACCTCAAGTGCTTCTTTCCATTTGCTACCAGCAGAACCTATATGTAAATCACCGATTGGAATGATACTAAGACACTTCTTATGAAATTCAAATGTGGCAACAGGAATATCGTTCAATTTTCCTCCCCCTTTATAAGTTGCTTGTAAAATACTTTGTTATCACGGCTGTTCCTCCACAATGTCTATATCTGCCTCCTCGCAGTGGCTCAATAGCTCTTGTAGCTCGGGTCGCTGTTTATATGATATATCCGCTATATCTACAATTTCGCCGTTAGTGAGTTTTACAGAGCATATAACAACCTTAGCCGCTGATAATTCTTTTCTAAGCTGACTATCTTGTGGAACGATAAAACACTTCATTGTTACACCTCCTAAGAATGTTATATATATTAAAATTTATTGAGATAAGGTCCGTAATAGGACATAAGCTGGAGACAGAAAATTTGAGTACTACCATATGGTATTCCATAGATTTTACCATTGGGTGCAAGGACGCCACCATTCCATTTATTATCTCCAGATAGACTTCCAAACAAAGTTAGTTGTTGCGTTTCAGGGTCTATCTCTAAAACTTGGGTACTAAAACATGGTACTCCATAAATTTTTCCGTTTGGTGCTAATACTCCACCAAGCCATTTAACTGCATCGGAAGATAAACTTCCAAATAAAGTTGTAGATTGTGTCTCGGGGTTAATTTCTAATACCTGCGTGCTATTTCGTGGTATTCCATAGATTTTGCCGTTGGGAGCGAGAACACCACCCCACCATTTACCACCTCCGGGCAAACTACCAAATAAAGTTAGCTCATGCGTTTCGGGATTGATTTCTAAAACTTGCGCGCTACTATATGGTATTGCATATATCTTTCCGTTAGATGCTAAGACTCCACCTGTCCATTTAGCTACATCAGAAGATAGATTACCAAACAAAGTTAGTTCGTGTGTCTCTGGGTCTATTTCCAAAACTTGTTCACTATTATACGGCATTCCGAAAATTTTTCCATTAGGTGCAAGAACACCTCCGCACCATTTATAATCTCCGTCGAGATTTCCAAACAAAGTTGTATTTTGCGTCTCGGGGTCGATCTCTAACACCTGCGTGCTACTATGCGGTATTGCGTATATCTTACCGTTGGGAGCGAGAACACCACCACGCCATTTACCCGTTCCAGTTAGGCTTCCAAACAAAGTTACATTTTGTGTCTCTGGGTCTATTTCCAGTACCTGCGTGCTGTTATTTGGTATAGCATAAATTTTGCCGTTGGGAGCGAGGACGCCACCTGCCCACTTAAGTGCTCCACTCAAATTTTCAAACAGACTAACAAACTTCATCGTTGGGTCGGTATCGAGAATGTTAATGCTTTTTGCTCGTATTTCGTTAGCATGCTTTCCGTCTAACATATCGGCGTTAAGCCCTTCTACGAGCTTACCCCGCGCGTTCGTTCCGAGAGAGAACGGCGCGTCTGGAGTATCTATTGTGTGCTGTGCTGTTATGGTTGTCGGTGTATCTTTCTTTACCATGGCATTATCCAAACCATCTATGCTATTTTGTAAAGCATTGATGTCTTCTGCATCAACGTAGTCTCCTTTTGTTTTATAAGTAGCATACAACTCAACACCATCATATGTGGGTGAAAAAGTTACAGTATTGTATGTTTTAAAAAAGTTATCATAGTCACCAATAGTATAGTCTGTTCCCTCTATCAACTGAGTGCCCGTCTTACCTGCCTGTGTCCATATCTCTAAATCAAAAAAGTTATCATGTGCAAGATGTTGAGGTGCAGTAGAACCATAAATAATTTCGTCAGTTACTTGCGTTCCTGACTCATTGTAGTTAAATTTATCCACAAAGATCACCTCACGTCAGGCAATACTTTTACCAATTCCCTCTGACAAATTGTATCACCTTGGTAGGTATAGTAGAAAGCAATATAGTAGGCTTTAGGACAGTCAACCATAGTCTTATCTGCATAAAACCTTACATAGTAAATGCCTGTTTCACCAGAATCAATCACATCTAATTGCATTACTTGTTGTGGCTTAGATTCTGCTGTCTCAAGCCATGCTTCGTAAGTATCGGGAGTTATATTAAGGTAGGAATCGTCAATCTGAAGTTCTTGGCATTCGTATTTTAAGTATATTGTTGAACCCCATTCGACAGCTATCCCGCTTACCATTAGAATCACCTCAACTTTCTAAACTCATCAACAATTGATCTTAATTTATCAAGTCCTTTTACATCTGTAAGTATTTTATCCAACTCATCAACAATAGTTCTATAACAAAGCAACTTCTGTAAGGTAGTCATCAAACTAAGAAGGTCTGTGGTTTCTGTCTTGCCTATGCTTAAAGCAGGATTCTGTGCAATATCACTTTTCATACTTTCTATTACCCTTATCGCTAAATTTACGCTTCCATATAATGAATCAACAACTTCTGTGATGTGTTCAAATATTTCTCTGCTTCCAATCAATATACCAGATACAGTTGTCAATAGCTCACTCACACCTATCAAAAGCTTCTGGGTTAATCTTGCTTCTTCTGTCAAACCAACTCTATTAGTAGGATTTATAGCAATCAGCTTATCAATTCCAACATTTATATTATCACAAAGCTCTATCTGCTCATAAATAGCAACATAAGATTTCTGCATTAACACATAGAGATCACTATAACCACTAATAACTTTACTGTTGCTGGAATATGTTTTAGGAGTACCTGCGAGTCGTAGGTATATATCACCCGAACCGTAAACTCTATCAAGGTATCTATAAATCACACAGAATCACCTATTAGGCATTAGTTGAAAACTCATACACGGTTGTTGAAATGTAAGTGTCATGGAAGTTGTTCCTTTCTGTTCCTTGTGGTATTATCACTTTTACCCAGAACGGGATTGTAGAACCATCAGTTAAATCCCCTAAATCGAGAGGTGGTGCTTGATATGTGCCAGGTGAACCTGAATCATCAGGTGCTACTTGATACCATGTTGGATCGGCACCTAAACCGCTAACGTAATCACTAACATTAACCGTAACATTCTTCAGATTTACACCGCTGACATTCAAATATACAACTTGCTCAAGCGTTCTGTTAGCTTCATTACTATCGTTTGCAATAGCATACTGGTTTTCAAAAAGATACTCTCCAGCAGATATAGCAATAATGGTTTCACCAGAAGATGGAGTAAAAGTGAGATCAACAGTCCAAGTGCCATCTCCATTATCAGTAAGTGTGTAATCTGTGGTTTCCTCTAACAATAAACCCCAGTAATATGTGTCAGAATACCTTCGTACATGATCTGGTTGTTCTGTGCAAATAAAGGAAACAGTTGATCCGTCTCCTTCAAGCTTTCCAACTTGTTGCCTTAGTCGTGTCGTCAAGCCTGCATCTTTATAAAATTGTAAAGCCATTTTTTATCATACCTCCTTTGCATCGCTTTCAATTATAACACTTATTACGTAACTCTCTACATTGGTGATTTTTAATACTCGTCCATTGTCATTTATAAAATAATCCACCCCACTATTTAATTTTATCAGTTCCGTAATTGCTTCCTTTGGATCATTAAAATGCAAAGCAATCTTTTTATCATTAACAGCAACTTGCATAACCTTCACCCCACATCAGTATTATTAAGCAATTTATTGATAAGATTCGCAAAATCACTTTGCTCAAGTAACTGAATCATACCAGTTGCCAATACATCTATAAATGCCTCATTCTTTGGTGTAGACTCAGATAGTTGTCTATGTCCTGTTACGTCTCCTATCGCATGCAAACACTCGTGAATGATTGTATGAAGCATGCTTCTTAAATCTTGTTCTGGATTTATGTATATAGCTTTTCCGTAGTAATCACACACCCCGAGAATACGTTTAGAAGAAAAATCGTTTTCTTCGCAATGTTTAATAAATTCTTCTTTACTAAATATGATTTTATATTTTTCACCAAAGATATTCAACATCATGTTTTTTGCGGTTTTATCCTCTTTTGAAGGTGCAATCGTTCCAAATGAAAAGACATGTAATTCGGCTTCTGAACTCATGGCTTCAGCTCCCTGTACCAATATTCACGCCAAAAGATGAAGTCGAACAGGTGAAGTTTGGTTTCTTGTGGCACGTTCTCGTCTATAACTGAATTATCTGGTCTCTTCATTGATAGCCACTGAAGAACATTACCTTGACCCCAGTTATAAGACATTATAACGAGATTGGTTATACCAGCACTGTTAGTCTGCTTGAATACTCGGTAAAGGTAGCGGAGATAACGAATACCTACAAAAACGTTTTTCGCTGGGTCTAACATATCATCATAGCTAAACTTGGTATTGTATAGCCAATTAATAGTTCTTAAAGCTGGTTGGGACACTTGCATAAGCCCACGTGCATATCCACTATCCGCCAGCGGATTCCAAGCGGATTCCGTTGAAATAACAGCGAATACATCGTAAGGTTGGGGAAACGTTTTGATATGATATTTATCACTAAACTCTCTGTATTCCTTTAAGACGATTTCTTGGAGGAGACTGTTGTCTTGTTTCATGATAACCACTCCCCCAATTTCGCAAAAAGCACAGCAAGTACGGTGCTTGAGGTTAATATGGCAATTAGAAACTTCCAAAAAAGTCGTCCACTCCATTCGTAAAACTTCTTTTCTATCTTCTTTTCCAAGTACCCATTAAGCATATTTTTTATCTTTTCCACATTGCTTCTCGTCTCTTTGATGTCTTCTTGCTGTCCTTTTACTATTTCTTCCAGTCGTGCTATCTTAACATCAATACTTTCTGGCATGCTATCACCACCTATACATTTTTTACCCCTTACAAAGAAAGGTTATCTTCGTCTATCTCACACTCATTAAAACTTAAGTCTAAACTGTATGAGGGGAGATATGCTTCTTGAAATTCTGGATGTATTGAGTTTCGTATAATTTCATAGGCATCTGGTGAAAAATAAATCGCCTTGAAGTTAATAGCACCTTTTGTGGGATCGAAGTCTTCTATATTATATTTTATCAAATCGTATATGAAACTGATATAGAAATCCATCAAGTGCTTTAATGGATACCATTTAGTTGGATGATAAATATTCGCTCTCCACGTTCCATCTTTCTTCTTAAGCTTTCTTGCCCTTATTAAGAGGTTGGTTAAGTTATCAACATTAAATGTAGTCTTCATATTATCACCACTTTAATTATACCAAATGTTATGTCAACTTATAACATGCACTCGTCTTTACATATCCAATAAGCAAGGGAGAGATCAGATTTCAAAACATCTATCTTAAGGCTTTCGTCAGTATTTTGAATGTCAAGAAGTGAAGCATCAATAGGAACTGTTGTACTAATAAAATCTGTGTCTGTATCATTATTGAGAGTTATTCTATAAAGACCATTTGAATAGCTCGTGTCCGTAACAGATGGATAATTATCATAACTTTTATATTCAACATCGTCATAACGATAAGTGCCAGCCCTTCCACTACCAGAACCCGTTTGTTGATAACCACCTGAACGACCTACAAAAAAATATCTGGCATTAGATAAATCTATCTCATGGGTTACATCAAGATATAAATTGCTATTACAATATACTCTTATGTTGTTTGTATCGTGATCAATTTGCATTTCAAAAGTATTCCAACTACCTTTATTCCAGGTTAAAGTAGAAACCGCAAATGCCGAACCATTATCATATAATGCCAGTTTGTTATTTATTTCAAAAGATAACGCAAAAACACGTGATAAGTCTTCCGCAACAAACCCAATAAGGTTTTGCATTATATACGTCTGGTTGGGTGAATAATATCTACATTTGATATTCTTTATTTTACTTGGACTTTGAATGGCTCTATACATTGTAGCAACCCAAACACTACTGGTAGCATCTTCTCTCAGAAAGAGAGCACCACCTGAAATATAAAAATAAGCATATGTACCTTCGCTTTCTAACCAACCATTCGATACAGCCGAACTATCACTTCTATTAAAGTTATCAACAAAATTTGAGGGGGCTGCATTATTAATATCTGGAGAAAAACCTTCTTTTTTAGTTATAAGAAACGTCTTGGTCGAGCCAGCTTCAAATTTGTCAACATAAACCCATACTTTATCTATAACACTACCACTATCATCATATCCTATCCAATATGGTATCGCCATTTAGTCATTCCTCCAAGAAATCGGGTTTATCTTCAAGTATAAATAAATTGCACTTGTTTGGAAATTGCATATATCTTTTGACCTTACCACATAATTTTCCAGTATTAAATAGATAAAGTGACCTTCCTCTTTGCGCAAGATAAATTGCAAGTGAAACGAAACCACATATAACGGGGTGATTATTCATATCAACGACAATGCGATCTTCGGTACCGCTTTCTTTAATGCTACACCACAAATCCCAAAACTTGCCATTATATTCAAAAAGTGGCACATTATCACTCCTTGAACAAATATGTATACTGCAAACGTATTGCCACATTTCGCAACGTTATAGGATTACTACCAGCAGTAGCTTTTACATAAACCGTCACTTCTGAAGACGGATCAATGTCTCCTACCACGAGTGTTTCTGAAAAAGTTACATTATCCGTGGAGAATGTCAGCATAGAACCATCAGAACCAGAATAATCAAATATTTCATACCCAGATAATGTTGCACTTTGTGCAACGAGTGTGCTTGACTCGTTCACAACTCTTATGGTTTCAACCATATCGTTGTTAACTGGTAGGGGATTATTGTTAAATAGCCAAGTGCTTCCCGCAAAGCATACTACCAAGTCCGTTTGTGATGTACCTAAATGCACTTCTTCATTTATGTCGTCCCATTCCCATTCATCTGGATCAAGTGTGCCATCTGTGTTTAGTGTAAGTAAAACTCCATTTGGATAGACTGGACTATATATCCGAACCTCATTTGGCTGTTCTTCACACGGAATTGTATCTCCAACCCCGCTACCAACAACATACTTTAACGTTGTATCGCTTTTGAAAAGTTTTACCATCGTCCCAACCTCCTTAGAACGGACATGTTGTATCAATAACTACATAGTAGTGCATCTGGAATGTTCTACCAATGTCTTCCTGGGCAAATGTCAATTTGCCCGTGCTGGTTTCAACATGTACCTGTCCTGATGTAGGAGTACCTCCTGTTATCAATTCGGCATCAACACCTGCACCAACTTGCTCTGGATCATCGAACGTTGCTTTTGCTAAGAACGTGTCCAATTCCCAAAAATTAGCATTAGCACTTTCTGGAACATAATACGAATAAGTGCCATCACCGTTATCTATCAGATTACTTAGTACCAATGCAATATCTATATAGTGATACTCCCAAAAACGCAAGTCAAATACACGCTTAACTTCAACTTCTGACAACGAATCTTTGACTATACCCTCTACCACTGTGAAGTAGAAATACTCATTCTCTACAAAACCACCTTCTGTAAAGTCAAAATTTAATTCCACTCCATCTTCAATTTCAATACTTGTGCTATCTATAAGTCTGCTATTCTGTTCGTCAAAATCAACCCAACTCGAGCCATCCCAGCCATACCAATGTGGAGACGTTAAATCACCGTTTTGAGTTAATAATTGCAAATCGGTTGCATTGTATGGTGTAAGAACCTTTTGTGGATATTTATAAGCAATATTAGACCAAAATAGTGGTCCTAAATATTCTTCTGGAAGATTGTAAATTGGAGTAGTTCCATCTAAATGAAAAGCAGAATAAGTACCATCACCATTGTCAACCGCTATGTAAGTATAGTTACATCTCGCATTAGGAACATTTACAAGTTCAGTCAAAAGTTGTTTATCACGTTTACTACCACCAAACCAAACATTTCCATCTATATCAAACTGCAAATAAGTGAAGCTTACTAACCCAGTCAAGTCAAAGGTTGTTGTCTCGTGTGATAAATCATCATAAATAATCCATTGTTCATCTTCACCAAATAGATAGCATACATCTTGATCTGGGTGCGCAACAAGCAAGACCTCAGACCCTTGTGCTATACTTGTTTCTGCTATTTGTGTGGTAGTTGTATCGAGGTCAAGCACATGAATCCTATACGGATCACTATCCTCAAGCACTATTATCCTGTCATTAAACCATGTAACCTGTTTAACGTCAAAAGGCATCTCGACTTCCAGTATCTTCTCTGGCTCAAACTCAAAATATGACTCAAAAGCAACTATGGTCTTTTTATCAGGTCGTAATGCCAAAAAGACATATACATCTTTCGTTTCTGGATTTCTTCTTCTCGATTCTGCCCAAATAGCATTGCTATCAAGGTAAAAGAGAGGAGTAGGTTTATATCTCTCGATGGGATCATTAAATTCAAATGTAGTTGTATAACAACGTATAGTATTAGCATCCTGAAAATAGATAGGGATTGCCTCAGAATACAAACTCGTTGCATCAACTAACGCATAATTTTCATGCCCCCACCAATTTGAATCAGGTTCTGGGGGTGTTTCTCTAATACTAATCGGCAACTTAGTCCAAACGAATTTTGCTTCACCTAAACCTCCAGATTGTGTTATCTTAATCAAATAATGCAAAGCCCTACTCGAGTATTTATTCTCGTTATAAGTCCAGCCAGAAAGCAAGTTTATACTTATCTTAGCAAGTGATTGTCCAATTTCTTCGGTATTATACGATAGAAACTCCTTTGTTGTTATGGGAATCGTAGTTGTATTAAAAACGCTCGAAACTGATTTCTCATTTATTTCCTCAGATGGGAAATAAATTGCATAAAGCGCATACTCAACATCTGAAGGGGTTAGTCCCATTGCATACAAAAAAGGCATTACACAATTAACAATAATATTATCCTCGTTAATGCTTTTGGAATATATTATACGTGCTGGATTACAAGAGACAGTAACTCTTGTTTCCGTAAACCAAAATGGTTGGTAGTACGGATTCCACCATGCGGGGAAATAAATAGGAGTAAAATTCAAAACGTCTGTTCTTTTTGGCATAAATAAAAAGAAACAACGAGGCATTAAGTAACCAGCAACTCTCTTATTTATAAAAGTCATTTTGAAAGTTAACATTTTATAACAATTTTCTGGTGTTAGTTGCATATCACCACTCCATTTTTATAGAATATCTAATAACGTAAGTATCAGAAGCAGTTAATGAAATAGGTGGATCTATTCTTGATATAGCAAGTGGTTCTTCAGGGTAAGAAAAAAAATACCATTCAAGATATACTCCATAAATGTCTATAGGACCTACTTGAGTATCTGTTGTTAAGATCAAACTCTTTTCCACTTTTTTATCGATGCGAATTGGTGCAAAACGTCCAATATAAAGGTCTTTAGAAATATCATCACTATCAGTGGCATAATATATGTTTCTAAATGTATCATCATCTATTTCGTAACGGTACACCCAAACATCTGCCTTTGTATAAATGGCTTCATCAGCATAAAATCTACTATTACCAAACGTTATCGTTTTTGCCCCACGTATAATCATATTCTTACACTTATACACACGCTCTCTCTCAGTATCTGGATTAACTATAATTTCATATTCACCCTTAAACATATTGCCACTCTCCTATTACAGAGGGACTATCAAAAGCCATGGTATCCTCACTCGTTCCTAACACGGGCGTTCTTTGTAATGCTTGCGGTGCAAAAAATATTGATGTCGGTGTAAGTGAAAAAACATCTTCAAATCTTAAAATATTCAACTTGTATTTCGTAACACTAAACTTTTCAGGTTGCCTAATAGATGCAAAAAAACTCAATTGGTCTTCGAGTGGTTGTCCACAGAAAAATAGTAACCTGAAAATGTTCATTTCCATAACTAATTATCCCTCGCTTTACTGCAAGTTACCTTCACCCACAAATCACGATAATTTCCAAATGTCTCACTACCAAGATAGACACGCATTTTTATAATATGCTGTGTGTCTTTCGGTATTTCATTCACGGTGTAAGGAAAATCATACTCTCCATTTGAATCATACCATTTTATAGTTGGAGTAAGATAGTTGGGTCCAACTATTTCAACTGTAACATCTAATAGTCTATATTCTGGATCATGAATAACGATACCACTTTCGAGCTTATCATAACCCTCAACATTGGTTATCATGAACAAAGAGTCGAATATGTATCCACCAGAAGACATTGCAACGTATATTTCTCCACTCTGTGGCTCGGCTGGTAGAGTAAGCGTTTTTGTGTTGACATCATACGTCCACCCCTCAACAATTTCTCCGTTAGGATGACTTATGTCAAACAACCTTACTTCATATGGGGGTTCTTCCACAATTGCTGTGTTGCCAGATGTTATTTCTGCTAAAACACGTTTTAGCTCACTTCCAGTAACCAAATCTTTTACAGTCATGTCAATTCCTCCAAATAGCCATAAATCTCAGCTTTTCCAGTGTTAGTTATAGCTATCGTTGTTGAACGAGAGGAAAAAATCTTTCTAATACCAACAGTATCTACGTATTCACTAAATGACCCCATTATATCGTTTCCAATCAATGATACAAAATTCACTTTAGTGAGTTTACTCGAATTGAGCTTTATAACGTAAAGCTTATCGAGCTCAATATCAAATTTCTTTTCCTGATACGGTTTCAATTCAATATCATTCCTCATTTACAGTCACCTCCACACGATCATCATAATCTGCTAAAACAAGAACCTCGTCTTCTATTTTAGAATAAATACGGGCATAGCCGTAGTACTTTTTCATAGCAATAACAAGATAGTCAACAATGCTTTCTTTTACCTTATCAATATTCAAAAAAGCACCATAATTAGCAACATCATTGACAACATTTCCAGTCGTAACTGCAATCTTAATACCATGTGCTGAATCATCTGCTCCATGAACACTACGCAACGCAACAAACTTTTCCTCAATCCATTCTCGCAAGTCACTTAAAATACCATAGAACCATATATCGCTATCAGGAACGGATATCTTGATTTCGTTATTGGAAACTTGCTCAACAGTAACCACTTTCAACTCAGTACCAAAATCATGCGTATTATCTTGTGTAATAATAAGCTCACACGCAAATTTGTCATCAATATCTTCTGTAATCTTTAACTCAACGGGGCTATCACTAACGTGATACTCTCCCAATACAACTTTAATTCCTTGGCTGTCAGCATCTTGTTCCATACCAACTTTACGAAGTGAAACATATTTTTCCAACAATTTTTCCCCTTCGGTTATCACAATACCATTTCTTTGGGGATAATTGAGCTTAGGAAAACCAGATGTGATCAATTCAAGTATATCTGTATACTCAACATAACCTGCAATGACCACAGGTTCTGGTGCAGAACGGAATACGATGAAATCTTCTATCGTTATACCCGTTCCTGAAATACGCATGATTGTATCATCAATACTCGTTGCTTCATCTAACGGTGAAGTATCACTTACACTGTAAACCTGTTCTGATTCTTCGTAGAATGTTAATACAAGTTTTGAAACACTAAAGCCAAAGTCTATTTCACGCATGCCGTTAGCAAGTGTTGTAACTGTGTTTCCGTTTACACTCAAAATGCCATTATTTATATCAACAATCCATTTGCGTAATTGATTCACAGGGTCTATCAACTCAAATGTGGCATTATAGGTATCTTCCGTAATGATAAGTTTAACCTTCAATGGTAATTCTCCAGCATAATCCAAAGCAACCGTTGCACCGTTTAGATGAAAACCTGTTTGATTAATAAAATAGTCTCCAGAGATACCTGTAATATAATATGGCATTCTACCACGGTCATATAACAAAAACAATGGGTCATCAAAAACCATTCTGTTTATTAATATGCGTTCAACGTATATCGGTAAGACCATTCTATCCTCAAGATAAGGTAAGCGTATAAATACTCTATCAACGTTGCGAACCTCATCGTACATGAAATATAACGGCAACATATTGCCCCATAACCAAGCAATATAATGTTCATTGGTTTCATGTTCAAACCGCAGTTCTATGACCTTATCATATGGCTCCTCCGCATACAAATCAACATACACGAGAAGACCATCATTCGCAACGCTTCTAACCTTCATGTCAGCCTAACACCAACCATACTTACAGTATAAGTTATTGAAGCATTAGTGTTATTTACTATACTAACAGCAAGATTTCTAAATTCAAGGCATTTTATCGCAAAATGCTGGGAAGTATTATACAAGTCAAATTTGTAAGTAATGATATTAAACTTGTCATTCGTATCGTAGTTTGAATCATTACAACCGTATATTTTGAAATAAACGTCTCCGCTTGTTGCGGCAGTGGAAAACGAAAAATCAATACCAATAGTAACATATTCAGATACGTCAGCACCATGGAAAGATGAAGTTACCCCATCACTAATCGTGCCAGAACCTATTTCTAAAGGTAAAGTCTTAATAACAGGCATTCACATCACCCCTCAGTTAGTAGGCATAACTATATGACCCAAATACAAAGCAACATTATAATAGTTATAAATCTCTGCATCTGGATTAAGCAACTCAGCTTTGACCTTTGCTCTAAACATGGTTCCTGCAGAATAACCACAGAACGTGTGGTAGTTGTAATATTCCCAAGTAGAAGGAGAAACTTCTTTTCCGAGAGTTAACCAAGTAGCGGTAACGTCAGCAGAAGCGTATTCAGTAAAACCAACATAGATACAATCATAATCTATGTCGGGTTCTAAGAATATGTCCTCTTCAATGGTTTCTGACATGGTCGGAGCTAAAAATAAACCATCGAATAACCATGTTTCACCAGCAAAAGCAACTATAACATCACCAGTTGTCGGTGTAAAACCAAGTTCAACCTGTTGCGTGCTGGAATTATACTTCCACTGCTCTCCAGAAGGTGGGTCCGCTTCTTGTAAATATATACCCCAAGGAACAGCGGCATTGAACTTACGAACTTCGTCAGGTTGTGCAGATACGCTAAACGATGTCGTAGCATCATCGCCATTAAGACTCCCAACCTGTATCTTAACACTTGCTAAAGCATAAAGGGCACTATTGGCTTGATATGAATTATCGAGCGTTGTGGTAAATGTAACAGTGGTTTCACCAGAACCACCATCATACGTTACACTTGAAACCTCTAACTTTTCCCACGTGTCATCGGTGATTAAAACAACACTTCTACCAGATTGCAAATACTGTTCAGAACTAACGTCTCCGTCTATAACACATGTGTTTGTTCCTGAATTTGCATCATATTTCAAGTAAAACACCTTAGCGGGTCGATATACATTTACCATTTATATTACCTCCCCTTCGAGATACTCAAGAACTTGTAACTTTTTACCTGAGTCTGCTTCTACAATATTTATTGTATCATATTCAAAACTATCAGCTAAGAACTTATCAAAAGTAACAAATTCCTTTGCTTTCTTTACATACCACGTTTTCTGTATATCGAAGTCTACTAACTCTTCAATATAACCAGTAAAATCAACAAAGAGACGTTTTTTTCTATAAACATCATTCATCTCGATAAATGCAGATTGATATGCACCTATAATCTGATCCACATAACCTCTTATCAAAAAGCTATTAAAAGCTCCTATTGGCTTATGCGTTACTACAGATATATCACCATTCTGCATAGTTTTGTTATCTCTTGAAAGCCAATCATATACGATCAAGCTAAACTCGGGGGGGTTATCAATATCACCATCAACTTTTAATGCTAAAAGCATATTGCTACCAACAATCTTTGCTGGAAGAACACCATTCTTTACATATAAACCAGGATAACGTATCATAGGAAAGGTTTTAGCTTCCTTTGATAATGCTTGCAACAAATAAATGTCATTTTCATTCGCAGCTATCATTATTTCTGGACCCGTAAAATATTTTGCACGTTCAAATGTAGCAACGGTTTCCATTCCAAATATACCTTTTCGTATCTTAAATAACCCGTCTGTGGTATCAAGACCAAAGATATACATATCTCTACCACGTCTCATTACCTTGGCAGAATAATTCAATACCTTGCTTTCTAAATCACCAATAAATATGGGAACATCATTCAAAATATTTATAGCATAATCATAATAAACCTCTACAAAAGTTATTAATCCTGCATACATGTCATAAATTGAATACATCCACATGGGAGGACCCAAACGCCAGAATATTTCGATAGCACCACCTAAATCTCCCACAACAAACTGGTCTTTCTGCTGTGCATATTCAGAAAACATAAAGATTTCCTTCAACATTGGGTCCTGCACTATCTGATAGGCTGGTAATGCCGCATCTAAAACACTATCAAGACGCTTGCTATCAATTTTGAATGCAATTATACCACTATCCCAACCAACAAAGGTTTTAGATACAATACCAACATAAGTAGGTGTTATGAACCACCTGTTATGAAATCCACGAGAAAAAAATCCAAAGTATCCGAGTAAACTTTTATCGCCTCGCAATGCCTTACTTGCATCAATAACTTGGTTTTCCAAATCGAATGCAGTTCCATCCAATATGGCTTTAGGTAACACAGCAATTGGTTCAAAAATAAACACTTGATCAAATTTCTCGCCGAGAATATAATCATACTTAACAGTGTAAGGAGTTGTTGGCAGAGGCATATCTGTCGTAGTTCTCTCATAGTTAAAAGCCCATTCCGCAGAAAAGTCACGATATATCTCAGCTTGTTCTCCAGTATCAGCAAAGAAGTTGTAGGAATATATACCCGCTGGTATTTTTGATGCTGGTCTGTACTCAGGGTGAATATCAACAATTGTTCCGCCAGGAACTGAAATATTGATCAACTGTATTCCACGAGGAGATGTATCAGGAAATGACATAATATACCGTTTTTCTGTGAGTATAGCTTGATTCATAACACCAAAATATAGTCTGAAATATTTCCAATGCTTCATATGTTCCATTATCCAGTCACACATCAACTTCGCAAGATCACGAAACATGAATGAGCCTACGACTTTACCTGTCGCATCTATGATAACAATGCCATCATAATAAAATTCAAACTCAGGAGAAGAAGGTTCAAGGTATCTAATGTGTAAGGCGATCAAGTTGTTAGAGTAATTAACAACATTATATCGGCTATTAGCAACTATATAGCCTTCATCTACTTCAAATATTTTTGCTTTGCTATTTTTAGTAACATACCAAACTTGCTTCCCGTAGTGAGTGTCTTCCTTACCAACTATAAAAAAACCATATGCCGCTCTACCAGAAGATTGCGGCAAGGCAATCAAAAAGGGTTATCAGTCTCCCCTGTCGCTGTCTTAAAATGAAAACGCCTTGAACCTATTCTATCACCAGCAGAAGGCATCACTTTCATTTTTCCTAAAGGTGTATCAATTGTGGTAAACCCTTTATTGGTTTGTACAACTCTTCCTTGAAAAGTATTAAGCAATGTTGCATCGTTTTCGAGATTATATTTTTTCTTAGATAACGAATCGAAAAACATCCACACACCCCCTCATATAAACTTACTAACTAAAAAGTAATCACGCCTCGTATACGTATTCCCGTTTGCGATGCACGAAAACTCTACGATATACTTTCCTTCAGATAAGCTAAGAGCAGTAGTATCTATTGTAACTTTATAGACTCCATCACTTTCCCGTAGCAATTCAAGATTTGCAATGAAATTCATATCAGCATCATACAGCTTCGCTTCAGCACTGGCTGCACTCAATGGAGAGTTTTGTGCATCTAAAACATAATACCCAAGCGTTCTCGTACTACCAGAAAACACTTCAAAGGTTCTCGCCCTCATTCCAGTTTCGCCTCCGTCATACGTACAGTTAGATAAACGCCAAACTGATTATCGTTGACTATCTGAAATCTGACTTTTGAAAAACCAATAGTATCAAACCACACGCTACCGACAGCATGATCACCAGTTATACTTATGGATTTAGTTATAACAGGAGTTGTGTCTTGTGTATCAAGATAAGCAATATTGTATATTGATACTTTAAAATTTTGTGTTGGATTCTCTGGTGGACTATCAGCGGGATTCACGGTAGAATCTATTTGTAAAGAAATACGCATGTCGTGCGTAGTATCCACCACTGATGTCCAAATGCCCTCCGAAGGAACTAAATTTGCATTGTTTATCAGATAATCGCTGTAATTAGTATTGCTAAATGCCATAAGAAACACCTCACTTTCTAAAATAAGCTATGGCTCTGAATAAATTACCGCCAAAATCTTCTACATACCTCGTGCTTCCATCTGGTGGAACATCAAGTACACCAACATATCCAGAACGCTGTAACAAGTCTAATGATATTTTAGCATATCTTTTTGCAACATCAATTGATGGTGCTTCATTGAGTTGTATAAACATTGTTTTATCCTGATTGGGATCAATGTCCTTACCAACAGTACCATCTGAAGATGCAAAATATGGAAATTTCACACGATAACCATCAAGTAAAACTCTAAAACGTAAATTTCTAAGTAAACGTTCCCTCAAATATAATGATATAAATGCTGTGTCAAGGTTGGGTGCATCTGGTACAGTGCTAACACCAGCAGTTGGAGATGCGCGCATAACACCATTGACAACTTCAATAGTAGTTTCCTGTACATACCTCGTATACGGCATATAAATTTTTCCGACAACAAACACTCTAAAACCAAAATAATAGTCAGAAGTTGTTGACTCAGATGTGTTGGGAAAGTTCGGTGTCACTATAACATAAATGCCTTGCTTGTCTTGTGATAACATATCTAAAATTTCACTTGCTTTAGTAGAAGCCTTATTTGGATCATTTAAGAAGAAAACTCTATCTTCCTTTAGACGTTCCGAAGCAAATGATACAGATGGCTCTCCTGTTGACAAATTAATGGTATCAGCACCCTCAGGAGGATCAAAAAACACCTCTCCACCAAATTCACGCATCCTAACCTCGTGAGTCGTTTCCGATA